CCTCAAGCTCTGCTATGCGCTTGTTGGCCGCTTCACGTTCTACACGCAGCCGACCGATGGTTAGCATTAAGTCCTGATTTTCTAAGTCTCGCTCTTTTGCGTACTTCTCCGCCTGCTCCAGTGCTGCTATTAGTGTGCTGACGTTTTCAGGATTGGCAGCAGCTATGTACTTAGCCTCACCTATCTCATCAACCTCGTTTGTGATGTGGGAATACTGCCGCCACCCTGGACCCGTCTTTAGTGAGCCTTTCACGATAACTTGATGATCACCGCCTAACTTCCGATACTCCCATTGCTCGTTACGCACGTTTTTAAGCGTTTTTTTAATCCCTGCGATCAGCGCTTCTAGTGATTTAGTCATTGCTGGGTTCCTTGCTGGATAACGGAAATTCGTAGACCGGGTGGCGACCAAGTGAAAATCCGTCCGCTACATTCACAACTGACAGGGACAGGTCTTCATGGCACTTAATTTCTGCAACTGGCTTTGCCGTCTTAACTGCCAGTGCGATACGGGCTAAAATAACCCCCTCAGCTTGCTTACAGCCAAGACCTGTACCCACGTATTTACCGGAAGCAAGTTGCTCCAGCCGCTCAACACTGAAATGCTCTAAATCGTTGATCATTTTCCTGGCTCCTGTTCAAAAAGCTCTATCAGAGCCTTGGTGTTAATTTCAGAATGGTAGCGACCTTTGCACTTCACCCATTTGCGGGCGGCTTCGACAACCTTCTCTTTCCATTCGTTGTGAGCAGCAGCCTTTGACTGCGCTTCTAGTGATTTAGACATAATACAAACCTCACTCAATTATTTTAAGCTACGTTTAAAATTTTACCCCGTTCTTTAATACACAGTCGGGGTCACACTGCGGTCGATTTGGTGGCTTGTAGCGTTTGGTTTCTTAGGCCGCGGCTAACATCAGATCATCGTTTGCATTTACTTTATATGGTCAGTTTCTAAAAACCCGCAAAAGTCGCTAACGAAAACTATCGGTCAACACATTGTCAAAATGTACTCACCGATAGTTGCAGGACTTCCACCTGCTTTGTCTGTTCAAGGTCGACTGTACCCAGGGTGTTACTTGCAGGCTCTAACCGTCCTGCGCTGTGATAATACTAATCGACTTTACCCAATCCGTCAACTTTACCGTCGACAATAGCGTCGTAAATCTGTTCGACGGTTTTAGTTACAATGTGAGCGTTAGAATGGGTTACAGATTTCAGTAATGCTTCGATAGCTTTGTCTCGATGTGACTGAACAGGTTGAGCATAACAAGGTGGCAACTCAAACACTGTGCGAAACGTATCGGTCACCACTTTTACCACTATTTTGTCGGGGTGACCGGCATCACGTAAATGTCCGATTACTGTAATAGGTGTACCCTTCGGTTCACCGTAGTAGCACGCTGACAATTCAAACTTACCACCGATTGTCGGTAACTCGGATTGTCGTTCACGAACTGCTAGCAGTTCGAATTCTGATCGATCGCTAAGTATTCGATCTACGGACCATGTTTTTGTCAATCTCCGAGTGGTAGTGTATTTAGATTGCTCATTATAGATATCGCCACTCATGAAAAGGTAGTGTCCGCCACCGTAACCCATATAAACATGCGTCGCCCAGTCTGGTGCGCCGTCAAAGTGTTGTTCTGTACCCTTAGTTATTTTCCACATTTTATTAACCACCTTGCAATTTCGATAGGAATGAACACCAGCACGTACATAGTGATGCTGACCGCTAGTAGTCCGAGTAATAAACTTGAATAATTGTCACTACACACATAACAGATAGATGATACGCAATTATTTTAACCTCGCTTTAAAAAAGAGCCGCCTGTTATAGCGGCTAAAACATCCAGTGAGCCGTTACAGCTTAGCGCTGTTCTTCCGACTCGTCAACAATATTCCAGGGTTGTCCGTTGAGATGCGAGCAGTTAGATAAATACACTAATATCCCCTCACCTTGATCATCAACAATATTATATAAATTCGATTTCTCTCGACGAATTGCGTCGTAATGTTTACCTGCGGTCAGATAAGTTTGACTACTTACCGGTACAAAATCAGTATAAATTTTCATTAGATAGCATCCATCCAACGACACAGTGGTAATTTATAGGCGAGTAGTACACCTATCTCATTTTCAATTTTCAACACGGTACCTTTAAACATACGCGTGCTGGTGGCGTAACTCTTAGCCTGGTTCAGCGTACCGTTAAATTTAGTACCGTCACGATCCGAATTGAGGTCGGACACCTCTTTGATGATTAGAACCACCCTAACACCCCGCCGATGGGTGCAACAAACACCCCGATGACACGTAAAATAGCCAAACCGCCCCATTCGTTAACCTGCACGATCTGAACAATGTTTAACACCCAACCAATCCCCCAATGCTACTAAAACTAACAAACCTAAAACACCCGATGTTGATTCTTTCATGATTTATCCTCTTAGTTAAGTTGATTCAAATATAATCACGACAATACATGCTGTCAACAATTATTTTATAGCGACGATAAATAAAAACCGCCCTTTCGAGCGGTTAACAACGCATACTAAACTACTGTCCAACGGTTACCGCCCAACTGGGAGCATTCATCGCCAAGTTTGATAATTAAAGCTTTACCTTTGTCACCCAGGATGTAATTGAAAACACCATCAAAATTAACCGGGTAGTGTTTACCGACAGTGATGTGTTCTTTTCGGAAATCAGGTACGAAATTCGTATACACCGTTTTACCCGTACCGTCAGGAACTTCGTACTTAACCCATTCTGCACCGATCATCTTTTCAATAATCGCGTCAACCTGTTCAATAAAATCACTCAGACCATCGACGTGGATCGCCCACTTTACGCCGTTTTTCTTACCTTCAACCTCGAAACGGTCAATACCGCCGTCACGGTCGATGTGGTAAACGCTCACGGTCACTTCAACACCGTATTCAGCACCTTTCTCAATCAAATCATTAATCTTCACGTTGTCACCCTCTAGTTAAGTTAGATTTGAATATACATCACCGATGATTATTTTACAACCCGTCATAGTTCGCTGCGCCGGAACTTACCAAACCAACACGTGCAACAGTGCGTTTAGGAATGACCTTAGCGTTAGGTTTAGGCTGCATAGCGGCGATAACCAAGGCGTCAGCGTAGTTTGGTGACTTAGTGCCCGCCGGCGCTTTGTTGACGAGCACCTTACCGCCGGTCTGATAACCGTACGTCACCTGACCCAGTTCAGCTATCAGTTTATCAACCCAGGGTGATTTTTCAGGTAGACTGATAATCTCGTCAGGATCACATGGTTTACCGCCCACTACCCAATCGTACGTTTTCTTGAATCGGCGACGCAGATAGAACCAACCCTGCGATTTGAGGCTAGCGTAGTGATCCCGGTTCGTACGCGATACGTCGTTGTCTTCGTCATCTTCCGGTTTACCCATTATCGATTCACGCGGATTGACTACCGCACCGCCGCCCACCCAGGCGTAAACAGGCATCTCGTTATCATTACCCTTGGCTGCAACCTTCGCTGCACGTCCGATACCCGTTACGTCATACCAGAATTCGTGCGCACCCCGTGCGGCCGCTTTACCGTGGAAGTCATAAAACGCATCGTCACCGTCACCTGGTAACCCTTCCATGTGTTCTACGAGTATTCCGCGCATCATACATAGTGTGTTCAAGTCGCTACCACCGTCCGCAACGTCCATGCCAGCTGTGCGTTTACCCGACGGTGATAATCCTAGTTTGATGTGCGCACCTTGTGCTGCTTTCACCCAGGTTGCAGGTATCAGAATGTTAGCGATGGCAGCGCTGTAATCGCGGTCAACTTCCTGCGCAAATACGTGTGATAAACCTTCATCATCAGCTTTAATACGACGCTTATCGTACCAGGCTTGATCCTTCGCAGGGTGGTCGCGCCAATCCATGATGAATATACGCGTCTTACCTGGCGTCGGTGTGCAGCCGGGGTTCCATTCTTGACCGGCCATACGACGGCGATGAAACACGTTACCTACGCCGTTCACCGACGAGATGTCGATCTGTACGTTGGTATTATCACCCAATGCCGCTTCAATCAGTTCCGGGCGCTCGTAGTGCCCCGATTCGTCTTTGAAGTAAATTAGAGTACGACCACCACGTCCGATATTATCGCCAGCCTCACCGGTAATCGTGGCACCGTTCGCCGGGTTGATGATTTTCATATACGACATATGCTTATCGGGATGAAAACCCTTCGGCCAGAATAAATCGGCAGGTAGATTGTTAATACATGACCGCAGCTTATCAAAGATGGTTTTCGGGTCACCCAGGCGATCCACCAGTTCTTCTTTGCGCGATCCGAAGCCGACAGCAGCACCAGGCCAATAAAGCCACAGCCACACACTAAACGCTGAGGCGGCGACCGTAGCGCCCATGTCACGTGCTTTCTCAATCAGTCCGTTTTCTTCGTCGTTGACGCAACTGTGCAGAAATTGAATCAGATCGGTTTGACGCTCGAACATGCTGAACGGCATCAAAGTGGGTAGACCCTTCGTCGCATTACGCGGGTCATAAGTCGTCGCCCAGTCTAAGCACCAGTCGACAGGGTTATGCTTGTAGTGGATGTGTGCGGCGCGGGCTAGCACCGGATCGGCGCGTAGACGTTCCATCAGTGTGATACGTCGATGCACTTCGGCTTTGTGGTCTGCTGGCCAGAAGTAAGCGATTCGTTCGTCGCCTCCCGATGTGACCACAGCGTCAGAATGTGAAAGCCCCGCATCACGCAGGGCTTGATAAGTTGCTTTATCTAGCATTGTTCACCCCTCGGTTATGAGGGGAGTATATCACACGTAACGGGGTTTACCGCTATTACTGAACGTCGCTATTTGAGCTACGGTTACAGCGTCAGAATATGAGTAAAACGCACCTTCTTCTGGTACAGCGACACAGCCTACTCTGAGTAATTCTTTTTGACTCACTTCATAACCGACACCTATATCGGTAGCGTTCAACACGGTGCGAGGTTTGAAATTGTAACGATAGATGTCGCGCTGCACGACGATCCTAACTTTCATCACACTTTCCCCAGTTGAATAGCTTCTAACCAATGTTCATATTGACCTTTCTGTTTGTCGATACGCTGCATGAGACAAACCTCACCGACATCATTAACACTGCGACGGAATGTACGCAGCAGGTAATGATTAATACCACCGTGTGGAAACGTGACACGCAAATACAACTGATAATCGGCATGAATGGTCATCGTAGCGTTAGGGCTGACTTTCTTAATGTCAGCAACCGCCGATTTCAATTTTTCAAAGCTCATTTATTTAACCCCCATCAGCTCGTTAGCTTTTTCAATCAGCGACACTGGTACGATGTTCACCGTTGGCGTTTTGTCGGCATCAGGGTAGAAATGTTCAGCCCATGGTAACGCTTTGATCAACTTCTCACCGCTACGGAAAGGGTACAATGCTTCACTCAGCGTAGAGCGGAAATGTGCGATTTCGTCAATCACGTTACGCAGTTCTTTCAGGTGAGGCGACCAGGTGTCATCTGGATAAATGCTGCCGTAACGTGATTCACCGTACACACGTGCTGACAAGGTTAATATTTCGATATAATCATTGCGATAGCTCACCGCGTCACGAATAGATGAAATGTCAATCTTGTCACTACTCAGTGTAATAGTCGTTTGATAATTACACGCCGCAAGTACGACAGGGTGCAGATCAGCAAACAATTCACTCTGATTCTTGATCTGCAACTCTTTCAAAATAGCCCGCTTGAATGTCTCGAGCGCAGTGTTAAACGTCGCCTGATACTTCTGACGGGTCGCCATATCAGCGATGTGTTTCTTAGTTTTGTTGCTTAATTTGTAGCTCATGATTTAGCCTCACTGCGACTATGCGAATAAGTGACGGTAAAAGTTTCTACTCTTTCGTCGGTCTGTTCAATATCTACCAACACAAAAGGTGGACCGATAGCATCTTTCAAAAAAGTTGCCAGTTGTGTTTTCCCGGAACCTTGTGCGCCGGTAATAGTTACTGTGATTTCACTCATTGTTTAATCCTCACTGTTAATTGAAAAGTCACTTTACATCAGGGTTAAAATAATCGTCAACTATTTATATCACCTCGCTCCAACCTGTTTTATATTTGTCGTCATCGAACGTCACAATAAATACATCACGCCAACCAGAAACGTAGTCCCCAGGCTTCCACGATTCATGGCGCACTTTCTTACCGGCGTTCATCAATGTCGCCGCCTCATTGAATGTAAGCGTCACGGTACCCATCTCAATCAGTTTGCGACCGAGTTGTACGGCTTGCTCGTTGGTAAGTGCTATGCCACCGTCACCGGTCAACCTGATACCGTTGGGAGTCAGGCGGTATAATTTGCACACATCGCCCACAGCATCAATAAACGTTCCGTCTACATTAAACATGACTAATCCTCGTAGTTAAAATTAAAATATCACCGTGTTTATATTCGGTGCGATCGGGGTGTACGTGACGCACAATCTCACGTGGGTCGACGTTGTTGTCGCGTACATAGTTTCCGGTCACTTCTTCGACGTACAGGGTCATCTGCAGCGTTAAGTCATTACGTAACTTATCGTCACATTTATATTCGAACGCATCGTACATACCACCACAAGTTAACCAAACAGACATACAATCACCCCCGTCCAGAAGATTACCAGGCAACCAATCATCAAGCGCCAGACTGTGCTACGTGCCATACCCTGCGATGGAGCGTCCATATCTTCATAGTGCAAGAATGAACGAGTACCGTCGCTGAACGTACCGCGGGTATTCGGTGCGTGGAAAGTCAGGTCGCCACACTTTGTTTTAAAAGTTACTGGAAATTTAGACATTATTTATTCTCCTTGTTCCGATAAGACTAATCCTAGTTCATCATCATACAAACTGTCAACAATTATTTTATAGTATAGGTAAATAAAAACCGCCCGAGGTGGGCGGTTGGTAACGCAACATCAGTTTTGACGCGATTATAATGAAACACTCGACACGTTAACTATATCGAACAGTATGTATTACGTCAACAATTATTTTATCGCGCCCGCACTTTTTGCTGATACAAATCGCACGCTTCTTTACTGTTCGCTGCGTTCATTACATCGTCAGGGGTGACGTGCTTAACACTGGCGTTCAGGTTCACATTGTCGTTGAAACCACCTTGCATGCGGATCAGCATCTCGTAAGCTTTGTTGCGGTCTTTGGCCTGCAGATCGTCAACCAGGGTAACGGCGTAATAACCGTTCGGTGATTCTTCGAGCATCGCGACATAACGACGATCCTCAGACGGAATATCGTCAACTGACAGAACGTGCGGTTTGAACGATACGCGTCCTTTGTCGTCGGTGACGGGTAGCCACTCCAGGTATGGGAAGCGGTCATTGATGCCCCTGACGTCCTCAGCAAGTCGCAAACGTATCTCATTGAGTCCCATCTCAACGTTATCAACGAAATCGCTCTGTAGGGCTTTCAGGTACGTCCTGACGTCGGTACGTTTCAACACACGGGCAGCTTTCTGTCCAGGGTGTGCCAGGTGCGGCCAATGTGCCTTTGCGATATCTGCCGTTTCCAGGTGATTGATATCACGCTGTACGTACAGGTCGCAGAATGCAGCGACGACTGGATCGAGTTTAGCGCGCAGCTCGGTGACGGTCATTAGAATTGCCCGATTCGTAAATCTAATACGGTTAGATAAGCTTTCATAATTTCAATCTGTTTAATTAATAATGGATCGTCGGAATTAAACTCAATTAATTTATTCAGTTTAATATTTAATTCGTCACGTTCAGTAATTACACGTTGTTGCCAAGGTGCGTATTTATATTTATTAGTAATTTCGCGTGCCGCATCAATTAATTTCGATGTATTAAATTGCGCTAATTCAGCGTGTATATTTTTATTAAATGTATCAATCACTAATATCCCGTTGGTTACTTCGAAATTAACACCGTAACGCTGTAGGCTAATTAAATATTCTTTCTCGGTCATTTCGCTCACCTCGCAATTTCCACGTAGACGCCACGTTACCAGCTTTTCGAACCGTTTGCAAGTTCAAACTATCAAACAAAAAAGTTTAACATATTAAACGCAATTATTTTACGATTTTCTACCCCGAACGATCCCCATAGTTCGGGCAACGCTCAACCAGCGTCATTACTGACTTTACCCCTAATACCCCTTACTTTTTATAAATAGTAGTAGTAGTAGTATATATAGAAATAGGTATATGTTTGACATAACTAATACATACCTATATTAAATCGAAATTACATAGAGAGAATACGACGACGTTGGGGTATTGCGGGGTATGCGGGGTAAATGTGGTAAATCAATAACTTGGCGTACCCCGAACACACCCCACTTGACACCGATTTATATTAGAGTATTCTAACATTTCCATTCAATGAGAGAGATAAACCATGTTACGTCATCTTAAATTTTCAATTTCACCAATTCCGTTCGGTTTAACGCCACGTGAAGCTGCGGCGATGAGCGACGGAACAATCGTTCGAAACGTCAGTTTGCTCGGTAAAACGCAGACAATCATCCTCAACGCCGCACCGGTCATCCCGCTTGAGTCGCAAAATTGGCTTGATTTACTCATTTATTCCCCCGGCAACCACGTTGAACTACCAGGTCATGTAGACGAATTTCACGCATATTACCACCTGTCAAAGCATCCATGCGTCAATAGAGAAGGGTATTTGAGTACGGTCGGCGCACCGACAAACCTACTCAGTTCACGTGCTGTCACACTATCAAAGCGGGTGATTAAAAATGCCGTTAATGCACTCTGATTTCGAATTTAATTTAAATAATAAGACGTCATTAATAGAGATGCGCGAATATATTAAACTCGTCGATCCTTATTTTGACTTACGTAAATTACAAACCTTTTTCGGTAATAAAGCATATTATGTAAACGGTAATTGGGTCGGTGTAATATGTCGCACTGCCGAATTAACTGACCGGACAATAATTGAAGCCGCCAGCGCCGGGTTGCTATTTAAATGTGTCGGGCATACCGCACGTGTTGACCAATTAAACGCTGTAGCCGCTGCACGTGAGTTGCCGCTGACATTTAGTAGTGACGTAGCGGATCACGGCATCGCCTGGCGATCTGTGCTGTACGCAGGCATTATTAGAAAGGGTTTGATCCACACTGGCCACGGGATTAATAAACCGCTGAGTCTGTACGATTTGAGCTGGTGGATCAATCAGTGGAGTAGTGAACCGGTAACCGACGGTGAGATAATCGCCGCTATGGACGCCCCGACGGTGCGATGTAAATTAAACTGGGACATGGGCACCGGTTTAGGCTGGAAAGACCACCGGTTGTTGCACGTAGGCGACCTGGGTTGGTACACGGGACCGTTCGCACACCTTATCATGCGTAACGACGGTAAAGCACCGCCGCCGCCAGGTGAGCTGTACGGATACGGATATGTTGACTTAGACGAAGCGCGCCAAGCGCGGGAGGCGTTATAATGATTAAACAGTTTCTAACCGAGTATTTAGCTGAGGCGAAAACCGGTACGTTGAAGACGTTTAACCCCAGTGCGGGATTGTGTTACAACATTGACTTATGGTTACGTAAACAGGCAATACCGATCCCAGCTAGAGTTAGAATTAATGTTGAATTCAACAGCATGTTCGATTTTCAAACCTATCCGTTCGGTCGGTCTGATTACCTGCGTCGTCATACTTCGCGCACGCAACACCTATGCCCTAAACGTATCGCGTGGATTGAACAACAATTAGAGGTGATGAAATGATATTAAGTGATCAGATTATCGCTGTGTTAAAAGACAATGGTCCGATGTCTACAATGAAGTTATACGGTGTTTTGAACGCGTTGCAACCCGGTGTCGATTTTGCCGTATTAGACCATTGTGTACGCACACTTCCGGGTGTTGCCCGCTGCACTAAGTACAGTCAACCAGGTTTTGAAGTTTGGAGGCTCGACGATGCATGAAATTGACCAGACGTTATCCCGTATGCGTAAACGCGGTACCCGGTTTTTCACAACGCGCGATGTATTCCATTATTTACGGGTTGTGTTCCCTGACGTGTCGGTCACATATGCCGCGTTGCGCCATGCACTGTACCGACATGACGACGTAGCTGTTCACCGAACCACACAGGGGCGTACCGAATGGCGACTGCTTTAGCGCGACTCGACACATTAGGGCGCATCATGGTGCGTCACGGGTTCCGGTTTAGTGTCACAGTGACGCTGTGGTTTATCGAGTATGCCACCCATCACGACGGTTATGAACCGTTCAGCATTTACATTCGCCACGACGCTAACGAGCAACAGCAAAACGCTAACGTCGACTTACTAGAAGCATACTTTAAAAGGTGGTTATTGAATGAAACTACATCACACAGCACTGACACCAAATGATTTAGTCACTATCGACGAGGTGACTTATCGTCTACGCTACATTACCCGTCACGATGATGAATACGGTTACTATTTTCAACCGGGCGACGAACCGTTATCGCCGTTCCGACAAAACGATGTGTTGAAACTTTTTATTCACAAAGATGACGACAAATGGTTCGAGGTGAAGAAATTAATTATTGACAAACTGTCAGATATGAGTCGCGGGATTTAACGTAACCAATGCATAATAAAAAGCCCCTTTACGGGGCTTTATTTTTACTTACCAGTTAACACTTTGAGCGTCTCGGTCGCTTCTGAGATAGCCTTAGTGGTACGAGCCACCAAACCAGGTTCAGTTACAACACGATCGTAGTGTTTCACAAAGACGGTGTATAGATAAGGATCGTCTTTAATAAAATCCTTCGCGCTTTTCAGTGCGGCGCGGTCGTACTGAACCACTTCGAGCAACGCCAGGTCTTGCGCTTGTACAGCAGTCAATTCGGACATCATGTTTCCTCGGTGAATGTATCCGCACCAATCATACCCTAAAAATAAAACATTGACACTTTAAAATAATTGCGTATGGTATGTACTGTAAACTAACTTAACGGAGTAAATGATATGAATCGACGTACAGCTAAAGAGAAAGCATTCTACGAAGCCAGCGAGCGCGTCAGCGCATTGCAATCAGCCGAATCATTGAACGAAATTTCAGAGAAGATGACAAGTTTGCGCGATCAGTTCGCCGTTGCTGCGCTGAACGGTACTTATGCCGCGCAAATTGCTATGACTTTCGAACAACGAGCAGAAAGAGCATACAAAATGGCCGACGCAATGTTGGAGGCACGCAAACTATGAAAATCGAATTAGCAAAACAATATTCTGACGATATCAAAAAGAAAGTCGACGAGATAAATCAGTTAATGAAACATGCAAGCATGGATGGTCTGACGGTAAGCGTTGACTTTTATGAACTTACCATAATGGATAATTGTGTTTATCCGACCATCACGTGTAACACGTCAATTGACCCCACCAAAATTGACTGACAATAAAAAGCCCCGCAATGCGGGGCTAGTTGTTCTGCGACCTAAAGTACATGTCGGCTATTTCAGCCGGCGAACTGATATTCAACAAGTCGGTACGTATTTTATCCACGTACAGGCGCGGTTTACCTTCCATCGCAAGCGCATTATTCACACGCCCACCGTTAAGCTGTGGGTGTAGCACGTAGCCGATATCTTCCATTGTCTGCTTGCGCTTATTAGGCGGCAAGAATCGCTCCAAACCTTTCGCTTTGAGCAGTTCGGTGAGATGGTAACTACTGATCCACCCGTCACGGAAACCAGGTAATTCGCTGTCGATCGCTTCCATAATTTCTTGTTCAATACGCCCCAGGGAGGTTTTTTCCGCTTCGTGGCGTGATGATGTTTCAGGCGCACGCTGACACAACGTCTTCGGATTGAACTCGTCAGGAATAGCATATTTAGACAGGAAGTCAGCCACCATCGCGTAACCGCCGTTCCGGTGCCACTCGTACAAATTATAAAAATACGATTCGGTCATACCGTCACGCTGCAGATCCTCAACGCTTTGTTGTGCGGTGTAGAAAATAGCATAGCGACGACCGTTACGTTTGATCGGTACACAGTCACGATGGTTTGAGAAACAGATAAAGTTAGCCCTGTTGTCACCCGTCGTCTGATCAATACCTTTCTGCTGTATCTGTAGGCGCGCATTGGTAATCATAGGTTTCATTCGTTCTAACAACGTGTGCTTGTCGTCAGTTTTCAATTCCTCAATGACCACCAGCAAGTTACCCGTCAACCAACCGTTAAACTGTGACTCCAAATCCTGAGCGTCAGGTTTGTGCGTGTAACGACGACCGATAGCATACGATAACGCTTCGCCCACCAGCGACTTACCGTTACCTTCACCACCTTGGATAACAGGACACCATTGAGCCTTCATACCAGGATACTGTACGCAAGCAGCCATGTATGACATTAATATAGTGCGGTCTCGGTCATTAGGTAGCAATTTAGCCATATGCGTGAGGAACGGTGTTACATCACCCGGTGTACGTGTGACCAGAGCCGGGGTGTACGTGTTTACCAGCTCGACACCTTCCTCGTTCACAATCGCACCCGGCGACTTATCAGGCATAAACGATGTACCCCAGGCTTTAGGGAACTCATGACCGCGTGACAACGTGAACGCTTCGTGTGCTTTAAACGTGAATTTGTCGAACTGCAGATCCAGCGCAAACTGGTAACCGCTATAACGGGCGCTGAATGACTCAGGTTTCATAATTTGACCATCGGGACAGAAAAAGCGGTTTTGTCCCTCCAGATAGACGACACCGCGGAAGTATTCGATCTGCCCCGGTATATCCATTACATTACCGCCCGGGATCTGCGGCTTGAATGGGCGTGCGGTAGGTTTAGGTACATCCGGCGGCGACGGCGTAGGAAATAGCGACGTAACGTGCATACTACCCTGCGGACGACTAGCGTAGGCATAGGCATTGGCAACCTTCAATGTCAGTTCAGCAACGTCCCAGGGCGGCTCACAGCGCGGGTTCCAGTGTTCAAGCATCAACTCGATGCACTTCGCCTCAGATACACCGTATTCACGCACACGGGCAGCAGTGGCGAACGTTTGCTGATCCCCATTTGACCCTTCGACGGCAGGGTGTGCATTGGATAGATAACCAATAGCTGTGTTCAGGCTGTATGCGTCATCGACTTCAAGAACAACTTCACCGCGCGTCGCGGGACCAGTAAATGACGTCGTCGCCAGGTCGGGCAAACCGGTACCGATCGCGTCAAGCGAATAGCGCGCGCCCGGGTTTGTGTACATGATCCCGTATGACTGCGGATTAGTCATATCTTTCCAGTGCAGGAAACCGGGGATCCGCATCACACGACTGGGGTTGTGAATCGTTTTATCAGATCCGTAGTGTTGACTGAGACGCTTTTGCATTGTCGACCAAGCGCCCATATCGACCACGCCGGCGTCAAGTAACCAGTACGCGTGATAGTTACCTTCACCGCGGTTGACAATCAGCGACGGGGTGATGTGCCAGGCGCTCGGCAACGTACCGTCATCGATATCAATGAAACATGCGCGAGCCGACATGATAGTCGAGTCATCCTGACCGCCGGCATTGATGACCATAAACACACCGTACAGTGACGCGTTGTCAGCCTGTAACTGGGGTAATACTTGACTTAATGTACCGTGATAATTTTTACCTGGGTGTAGGGGACGACCGTCAGCCCCTTTCGCTCGCATCTCTTTCGGATCGGCGAACGTACGGAAACAGGCGGGTTGACCGCCGGTTAGCAGATTATAGAATTGCTCCATATCACAACGCCTTATTCATATTATTTGCTCACTGAATATTAGTTTATTATTCGTCGGTCAACGCCGCATTAAAACCTACACGCCACCAATGGCGATTGTTAGAACATAAGCGCGGTTCGTCTTCTGCAGGGCGAGGGTCGTTCAAATCGCGCAGAAGTTTATCCAGTTGATCAGCATGACGTTGCCAACCTTCCCACAATGTGGACGTTACACCGTCGTCATAGCCGCCAGCTTTGTTACGCTTCAAATTAGCGTCAGGAAAAGCCGCTTCAAAACGTTCATTTTCAGTGGTCATCATTTTACCTCATTGAGTTTGTACAGCGCACGGTTCAGTTTAGTGCGGCTAATCAAACGTTGGTCAGATGATGCGGCGATCCGCACCGTACGTTCGGCAACACCGATGGTTTCAGCCACCAGCGTTAAGCCGTGTTTGTCAATAAGAGCTTTCAATTCGTCGCGCATGTTACATACCGTAGTCAATTAATTTATAGAAGATTAACACACCGTCCCTCATCTAATCAAACTTAAATATGACGCGACGGTCGGCGCGAATGTAAATAGTCCACCCATGCGTCGCACATGATTACCGAATGCTAATTGTGCCACTGCGCGTTTATCACCGGGTGTAAATTTCCACCCAGGGTCTTTAACTTCAACCGCAGTGAATATACCCCATTCTTGCCCGATATGTTCAGGCATTACAATACGTTTGGTGATCCCGATCAGGTCTGACGACTTCCAAACATTATTCAGTTTTTTACTGTCGTTACCTAGACCGTAGCGAATCTGGCGACCGGTGTCGTCGACACAAGCCCCCTGATTGTTGCGCCACACTATAGAGTTATGATTAGGCGCTTCCAGTCTAATTTGAGCCTGTACCGCTGCCTCCGACGCGTAAGTTACGGGGTCGGGAGTATAGTCGACCACGGGTTGTAACATTGTGAGTAGGTCGCGCATAGCCGCCGGTGTGACACCATGCACCCGTTGCCAGGTGGTCAGTGAGTCAATCATAAAACCCCCATTTGGGATAAGTGGTCATTAATGCGTTGTGTCAGTTCTTCGGCATCATTGCGTCCCAGCGCCTGCGCCGACAATACGTCAATACCAAACAAACGATAGAATGAGAGTTGAACATCTTGTGCTGTACAACCCAACATGCCCGTATAGAATTCACTGAAACGAATCATCACCAGGCGCAATATTTCCTGCGCTTCCAGGCGCAAGCGATGTTGCTTAGCGGCACCCGCTGCAGCAATGTATGACGCACCCGCATTTAAAAATCTAGCGTTAACGGCGTCCGGTGACTCCATTACGCGATCCGCTTCGCCGCGCATCTGTGCTAACATTTCCGGTGTCAGTTCAGCCAGGTCGCCCGCAACTTCTTTTAGTTCGCGTCCACCCTCAGTTGCAGCTTTGACACGCTCACCACACCATGGACAGATTGACCGGCGCGACTCGAACGGTTGAAAACAGTGAATACATGCCGTTAACGCTTCCGCGCCGTTGTCTTTCTTAGCGTTACGCTCCCGACGATCTAGTGTCCATTCGCGAAATGCGTCTGGTAAACCGTGCTTTAACACATTACCTACATGGTCAAACAGGATAGCGTGAGACTTACCGGGCAACACACGTAGAATACGACCAAATTGCTGTTTATATAGCCCCTCTGATTGGGTCGGACGTTTCATGCTGGCAACTTCGATTGCCGGCACGTCATAACCTTCGGAGATCAAATCACTTGCTACAAGCTGTAGTATTTCACCCGATTTGATTTGTTCACTGTACAAATTCCGTTCTCTGTCCGTGTTACGTGAACTGATCGCCTGAGCCGGTACGCCAGCCGCTCGATACGCGGCGGCAGTTTCCTCAGCGTCATCTATATCAACAGTAAACGTTAACCCTCGCTTACCGCGTGCGTGTTTAATATATGTCCCTACCACATCACCGGTTAACGTCGATTTACCTATGGCATCTTTCAGCTCTTTTTCTTTATAGTCACCGGTGGTTTTACTGATCCCCACTGAACTGAGATCGATATTATTCGGCGGGCAGAAAACTTTATATTCTGACAGATAACCCAGGTTGATCAATTCACGCATATGAGGACCCATGACCAACGTGTCAAACAGTCCGTCCACATGACGTCCTAACCCCGAACCTTCGGAACGTACCGGTGTTGCTGTTACACCTAACCCCCATGCGCCGACGTTGTCAAACTGGGTTATCACTTTACCCCATTTGTTAGTGCGCAAAAGATGGTGCGTTTCGTCTAGCGTCCAACGCATTTTTACACCGTGGGCAACGAACCAAGCTATGTCGACAGGTTTCAATGAATCAATAGACGCAACGAAGATACGTTTTTCATTAGTGCTGTAGAATGACTGTCCTGTCTGCTTAACATGCTGGGTGCTGATATAAGTTTTAACTTTTTGTGCGCACAGGATGTTGTGCAGAATACCTTCGTCGGCCAGTGCCATACTGATTTGACCGATAAGCTCACGACGATGTGCCATGAGTAACATCACATTACCGGCGTCACGTTCACGCTTAGCAACGTGAGCTTTAATACGCGTCTTACCACCACCCGTTGGGACGACAGCGCACACAGCACGTTTACCGGATAACCAAGCATCATATACACCGTCGATCACCCGTTGTTGATATGGACGCATCGTTATTGTCATTTTACACGCACCCACAGTTTGTCGTTGTAGTCAAAACGAATAATGTGCTCAGCATATCCGTATAATGTGATATTGACATGTACGACTGACAACTCGACACCTCGCAATGTCGCGCGGATATCCCTTACATATAAAAGTCTGTCGAACAACCACACTTCATCGAGCGGTGCAACGTGGGAAATCTTTTTCAATTTAAAACGTGGTTTCATTTACGTTTTAACTCCCACTTTAATTGTTGAATGCGATGACGCAGGCGCTTTTCCATTTCGTCCTGTTCATGAATGTGATCGATTAGCTCTTTGACCGCCGAAACGGGCGTGACACCTGTATGCTTTTCAAAGTCCTGAGTAGTCAACGCACCTTCGAATACTGCTATTCGCATTTTGTTCATCGTACATTCTCCGATTGTTTATTTTACGAAATGCAAAATAACACGTTGACATACTGTAATCAACTATTTTATAGTCTGTCTCGTTGACAACAAACGAGGGTTAGAAAATATGGCTGTAAATTTTAGTTTCACCCGAGCAGACGGCAATGTCGAATCGGCAATTTGTAGTGATTTGGACAAAGATAAAGCACATCGTATTTTGTCTGCGGCGCATTTTAGTGAAACGGGTACTTTAATGCTTAACCACGATGCGGGTACAGACATTTTTAATATTGGTCAGTACCAACGTGTTAACTTCCGCGAGGTGACGGCGTGATACCTTTAGTTGTAGTCGTCGATGCGGAAACGCTGAGTACCGAACACAACGCGGCTTTACTGAGTATCGGAGCGGTGATCCGCGACTTTAACACCGGGGAACAGGTTGACACGTTCTACGCTAACATCATCCCTCAATCATCTATTGACGCGGGGTTGCATGTCAGCGAGTCGACACAAGCGTGGTGGGCTAAGCAAGGTAAAGCCGCGCAAGATGTGTTATCGGTAGACCAACAACCTTTACGTGATGTTTTAATCAACTTCGCGCACTGGATGAAAACCCACAACGTACAATATGTTGTCGGTAACGGTCCGCGAGCTGACAATCAGTGGTTAGAGTCAGCATATAAAGAAACCGGTGTCACTTGTCCGTTTAAGTATTATCACGATTTAGATATGCGTACTTTGACTTTTGTCGGCACTCACATCCTGGGCATGAAACACTGGCATAGTACGTTCAAAGGTGTAAAGCACCACGCTTTACATGACGCAATTAACGAAGCTGAATACTGCAACGCAGTAATGCAAAAACTTATCAAACAGGAAACTAAAAAAATGGCTGAATTTACACTGAGTATCAAAACTGAATCTACCGCTGAACTGTCTGAAATCGTTGCCAAGCTGAACGGGGATAACGTCGGTATTTCTGTACCGAGCGACGGCTTGACTCGCGAAACCAATTTGACGACCGGTGTGACAGTCGTTGTTCATGATGAGCCGACTAACACTACACCACCGACTGTTGATAAAAACGGCTTACCCTGGGACGAACGCATCCACGCCAGCACTAAAGCGTTGAACGCAGATCAGACGTGGAAGAAACGACGTGGCGTTGACGACTCAGTATTTGCTGCTGTAACTGCTGAGCTGACAGCGACACCTGCGCCTGTTGCGACACCTGCGCCTGTTGCGACACCTGCGCCTGTTGCGACACCTGCGCCTGTTGCGACACCTGCGCCTGTTGCGACACCTGCGCCTGTTGCGACACCTGCGCCTGTTGCTAACACAAACCGCCTACAGGATTTCCAACAGATTGTTGGCGACTTACGTACCGCAGGTGAGCAATTATCAGCCACCTATATGGCGGATCATCACGGTAACTTAGTACAATTGCTGTTGAAGTTGACCGGCGCGTCGAACATCCCGTCTGCTACAGACGAACAATTCGTCAAGATGTACGGTATTCGCGATCAGATTTTAGCCAACTTCCCGTCGATTGTTGCCGGTGTACCAGTTGAAACGCTAGTAAGCTAATATCGAATAGCCCGCTCCGGCGGGCTTTTTTTCTAAGTGAGGTTTTATGTCTCATGCGGTTTTGGGCGGTTCGAGTTGTTTTCGTTGGGCTAACTGCTCGGGGAGTGTTGCGCTACTGCCCCTAGCGCCCCCGGAGGTTGAGAGTACCGCAGCACAACGTGGTACAGCTTTACACTGGATCGATGAAAAACGACTCAATCACTGGAAAACGTACGGTTGTGATTTCGATGGGGTCTGGCCGACGTACACACCTAACGGTGTGAGTATTTACGACGAAATGCTCGAAGAATCCGACGTGTACGTAAATTATGTAGCCGATCAGTGCGGTCTGAACTGGGATAACACGTATTTTGAACGTCGCGTCAGACTATCCGATGAAATGTTCGGTACACTCGACTGTACAAGCTACAGTCCTATGTATAAACACGTTGATGTATTCGACGCCAAGCATGGGCGTATGTTTGTACCTGCCGTCGATAACTACCAGTTGGCGTTTTACATGTTGGGCGAACTAAAAGACTTTCAGGAACGCGGGTTAGAATTACCGGAAACGTTCACAGGCCATATCATTCAACCGTTGGCGTGGGATAAAGACGGTCCGATTCGCACATGGACGTTGACACGTGACGAACTCATGACCTGGTGGGTGAAGATTTTCGAAGCGGCGGATCGTGCTGGCGAACACATTTTTAACGTAGGATCGTGGTGTGAATACTGTCCCGGTATGGCGTCTTGTGATGCACACTGGGAACGTACAGAGAAATACTTGAAACAGGTGATCGCAATGGGTGATTTGCAAAATCCTACCCCGGCGCAAATCGGGGAACGTAAGCAACTGTTAGATGACGCGATGTCGTTTATCAAGTCGCAAAATGACGCCGTGGATAAACTGGCGTTTCACATGGCTGAAAATCAGGGTAAACATGTACCAGGGTACAAACTTGTCCAACGTAACACTCATCGCAAGTGGGTCGATGGTGCGTATAGCATTGTCGCGTCAATGCGTCCCGACCTATTGGACAAGCTGACTAAACCCGTTGAATTAATTAGTCTCGCTCAAGCTGATAAAATAATTGACAAGAGTTTGTCAGAATTAGTATCATTCAAACCGACCGGCGGTAAACGTTTAGTTTCCGTCAATGCAAACGGCGCTGCTGTAGCGTCTAAAATTTCCGAGTGGTTCAACTCATAAAAGAGGTATTACAAATGGCTGTATTAGCAGATGGCTTTGTACGTGTATCCGGTGTTTTAGCTTTCGAAAGCTTGATCCGTCCTGACGATAAAGGTAATTTCCGCGGTAAATTTTTGGTACCTAAAACCTCACATGAAATTACCGAAATTGACCAGTTGCAGCAAGCGACTGCTACTCGCACCGGTAGACCTTATATTCCTAAGTTCGCACAGGGTAACCCTCAATATGACGGTGACGTATATCGCGACGGCAAGGGTCAACTTGTTCCGGCTTACAACGGGTATTGGATTGTTAACGCTGGTACACGCATCGCACCTCCGTTATTAGATGAAAACAAGCAGGAGCTAAGTCCACACACCATTCCAGCACATAAAGAAAAAATTTACAGTGGTGTAGGCGTCGAGTTTGTGATTAACGCTTTCGATTATCCGGCAAAAGACGGCGGTCAAGCGGGTGTAGCTTTCGGTTTAGCCGCTGTCCGAATTACCGACACTACTTTACCGCGTATTGCAGAAAGTGGATCGGGCGGTATGACGGCTAGTAAAGCCGCGTCTGCATTCTTTGGCAGTGTGCCTGCGGGCAACGTGACTACGCCACCTGTACACACGCCACCGCCTGCCGCTAACGTTACCGCACCGCCGCCGGTACCCGCAGCTAAGGTACTTGTGCAAACCGGTAACCACACTATCGAAGCGTTGCGCGGCGCAGGTTGGACAGACGAGCAGATGATTGCAGCGGGTCACGCAGCCTGGTCAGCGTAATTAATAACAACAGGGCGGCTAACAAGCCGCCTTAATTTTATCAGGTTATGTAATGAAAAATATATTAGATATGTGTTGTGGTAGTCGTATGTTTTATTTCAACCGAGAAAATCCCAATGTTATTTTTTGCGATATACGTTCGGAAAAACACATTTTGTGCGACGGCAGAGAATGCAACATTGAACCTGATATGATTGCCGATTTTAGAAACTTACCATTTCCCGATGAACGATTTAACCTTGTGATATTCGACCCACCTCATTTTACCGAAGTCGGCGATCAATCATGGTTGAAAAAGAAATACGGACGGTTGAATAAAGAAACCTGGTCGACGGATTTACTATTGGGTTTCATTGAGGCGCACCGAGTGTTGCGTCGCGGGGGAACGTTAATATTTAAATGGAATGAATTACAGATTAAGACGTCCGACATTTTGAAAATTATTCCATTTGAGCCGGTTATCGGACACCCTTCCGGTAAATCTTCAAAAACACACTGGTTGACATTTTATAAGGAATAGACGATGAACCCGCGGGATTATACATACGATATTGAAACATACCCTAACACGTTCACGTTACGTGCGACACACCGTGCAACGGGTACCAAGTACGGTTACGAAATATCTGATCGTAAAGACGAACGGGCGGCAATGTTTCAGTTTCTCACCCATCTGAAACTGTCAGGCGGTCGTATGGTCGGTTTCAACAACGTATGGTTTGACTGGGAAGTCGTACAATGGTTTGTTGAAAACCCATACGCTACGATTGAGCAGATTTACAACAAAGCGATGGGTCGCATCAAAGGCGACGGACAATACCCTATGTGGGCAGATCGTCGCATGGTGGAACAAATCGATCTATTAAAAATTCATCATTTCGACAACATGGCTAAAGCAACTAGCCTAAAATCTCTTGAAATCGCCATGCGAATGGATAGTGTCGAGGATCTACCGTTCCCCGTTGGTACTCATTTAACGAACGATCAGAAAGATATCCTGATTGAGTATAACGACCACGATGACTTAGCGACCGGGAATTTCTACGACGCCTCATACCCGATGATTGAATTCCGTGAACAGCTTACCGAAAAGTACGGTAAAGATTTCATGAATTTCAGTGACACTAAAATCGGGTCGGAAGTGTTCGTGATCGAACTGGAAAAAGCCGGCGTACCATGCTACGAGAAAAACGCAGCAGGTAAGCGTGTCGCCAGGCAGACACCTCGATCGTCAATCAATCTTGCTGAGTGCATTTTCCCCTACGTGCGACTTGAACATCCTGCTTTCAAGATGATTTTAGATTATCTGACAGCACAAACCATTCGCCACACGAAAGGGGTGTTTTCCGACATCGTGTGTACACCTGAGATGGTGCGTTGGATGGATCCGAAGAAAGTCAAAGTGTGGGTGAAAGGTAGCAAAAAGCCGCGTCGACTATGCCACATTCTGGCTGACACGGATTTCACTGGCGCTAAATACGTTGCTGTCAGTCTGCACTGTCGCATCGATGGATTTAACTATGAATTCGGTACTGGCGGTCTGCACGCGTCGTTACGTCGTGAAATTGTGCACAGCACCGATACCTATAAAATCGTTGATTTGGACGTGGCGTCATACTATCCAAACTTGGCGATCAAAAACCGTGTATATCCAGCTCACTTGAGTGAAAAATATTGCGACATTTCACAGCATCTGTTTGACGAACGTAACCGCGTCGGTAAAAAAACAATGATGGGCGGTGCGTATAAACTGGCACTGAATGGCACATACGGTAACAGTAACAACGAGCACAGCCCGTTCTACGATCCAATGTACACAATGAAAATTACCATCAACGGTCAGTTGTCCCTATGTATGCTCGTTGAGCAGTTGATCAAAATACCTGACTTAAAGATGATACAATGTAACACTGACGGTATCACGTTCCACTGCCCTGACGCGTACCTCGACCACGCAAATAATCTACGCCTGTGGTGGGAACAGTTAACCCAACTTGAGTTAGAGGAAGCCCGTTACAGTCGATTCTTTATTCGTGACGTTAATAGTTACATCGCCGAGTATGATCGCAGTTATCACACGTTCAAGAAAGACTCCGACTATTACAAGCGTAAAGGGGCATACGAATACGAGCGCGAATGGCACAAAGACCACTCGGCGATGGTCGTCGTTAAAGCTGTTGAAGCGCATCTTGTACGCGGTGAGAGCCTGGAAGGTTTCATTTTGGGTCACAGCGATCCGTTCGACTTTATGCTGCGCGGAAAAGTGAATCGTGATAGCTCCTTGCACCTGGTGTATCCCAATGGTTATAGCGAACAGATAGCGAACACGATACGTTACTATGTGTCGAACACCGGCGGCGCGCTGATTAAGCGCAGTAAACCGAAGGGTGTTCCGGGGACATGGAAGCGTAAAACCAAACTGACCGACGCTTATTATGAGCAGGTTCTCAATGAGATTCGGGGCGGTGCGGGTGAACACGACAATGCAGGGGTACCACACGATATTCGCATTCACACTAAGAATAAGAGTCGGTGGGCTGACATTACGGAAACAGGTCTGTGCTCAGGTCAGCTTGTATCTGACTGTAGTCGCGCATCTAACCTGCAATGGTTAAACATTAACTACAAGTGGTATATTGACGAAGCTTATAAACTCGTTATAAAATAATTGTTACTTACTTATTAACCTGAAAGGAAACATCATGTTTATTAAAGCCGCTAGAACGTCAGATCCACACTGCGAATACACTTTAAACTTGAATCACGTCATTTATTACCATGAGTCGGAACTTAGTGTTTACGCTACCTGTTTTGAGTTGTCCACAGGTAAACAAATCCATTTGAATGTCCAGTCGGGGGTCATAGACAACATTCTACTCAATCGCAAGCTACTCGAGGTTTAACACATGGCAGTATTCGAATTAGACTACCCGGCCAAAGAGCGTAACGCGCTCGGTAAGCGTTGGGGTGTTACCGGTCAGACGGTATGGTTATGGATGAAAGACGCACCTGTAGCCGGTAAGCGTCGCATGTTTGACTTGGCGATCAAAGGTATGACCGTCGCGCCGAACCGTACACCTATCGACTTGCGCGTTGAGTGTGAAAAGCGCGGTATGTATCTGTATCAGATTTACGCAATCATGGCTGGTGGTGCGCAAACCAAAGTTAAATGTCAGGATCCGCGACGTGTAAGCCTTATGCACGATGTGTTCCGTGGCATCGATCTAACCGGTGTTGAGGAAGTCTTATCCTGGGTACGTGAACCGTGATCATTGTCGTAACAGGTGGTCGCAAGTTTACAGATCGTGCTGCGATTTACGGAGCGCTTGACGTGCTCCACTCAAACTACCCTATTACAGTTCTTCGCCACGGCGCGGCGGCGGGGGTTGATTCTATATGCGGACAGTGGGCGATCGACAATGGTGTGACAGTTGACGCTAAACCTGCCGACTGGAAAAACTTAAACGCGAAAGGCGCAGTGATCCGTCGTAATGTAAACGGTGAATACAATGCGCGTGCAGGTCACGACCGCAATCAATCAATGCTCGACGATGACCCTAAACCAGATTATGGAGTAGTATTCCCCGGCGGTAGCGGAACGGCTGACATGTTTGATCGAATGACGAAAGCGGGTTTGACTATTTGGGAGCCTTATAAATGAACCGACTAATTTATATCAGTGCTCCGGTTGATGTGTTTGACCACCATCCATACAAGCGGCAGGACGCGGTGCGCGTGAATCTCAGCGCGATTCGTGAAGCGTGTATGCAAATCATCGTTCACCGTGACGGGTGGCTACCCGTTGCCCCACAGCTCACATTTGGTGAATGGTTATTTGACCACCGCTACCACCCGACAGCATTACCGGAATGTCGTGAATTGTTAGTGCGGTGCGACGCTATGCTGGTGTTGCCAGGGTGGGAAATGAGTGCAACCTGCGCCGCTGAGATACGCACAATGCGCAAACTCAATAAACCGATTTTTAACAGTGTGAGCGAGATATTGAAATGACACAAACAGGATCGCGCTGGGCTGGCACCAAGACCGAAGATGTTGACCGCCAACGTTGGCAAACCCCTAAACACCTATTTGACTGGTTGGAAAGTCGCCATGGTAAGTTCACGATCGATTGCGCAGCAAGTGATAAGAACGCTTTGTGTTCTCGGTACTTCACCGAAGAAATGAACGCACTGAATCAGTTTGTGAATGTAAATGACAACTGTTTTCTCAACCCGCCGTTTAATAACATCCCACCGTTTTTAGAATGGTTACTGTGGCAAAAAGACAACATGCAAGCGTCGTTCACCGTCGTATTACCATCAGATTTGTCGACCGCCTGGGGTAAACTGATCACGCAAACAGCATTCGAATTAATCCATGTGACAGGTGGTAGAATCAGTTATCATCACCACTCTTCGGGTAAGAAGAAAAACGGTAACAACAAACCTACAATCATCGCCAGGTTTACGCCCGGTGAAAGTCGAATTGAAACACTCTACGTGTCGCGAAAAGAAATACAGTCATTCGAAGTAAAAGCCCGCACGTAGCGGGCTTATTTTTCAAAGTTGTCTCTATACCAATCTTGCCACTCGTACACTACCAACTTTCGCTTAGTGGCACACTGGGTATTTTCCGTTTCAATCAGCAAGCTTTCGTCAGTGTTTCGGGGAGCTACTTTCGACAACTCGCACACCGCGCTTAGCATCTCGGCTGACGGACGAGTCGGCATTAAGACTTTGCTCCCGCAACCGGATATAATCATCATCGAAATCACACCGGGTACGATCAGGGTTTTGTACATATTTCACCACGTCTCGATAAACTGTTTGATATTTTGTCTCTACCTCAGTTCGCACTTGTTGGGATTGAGACGTCGATTTAGCCTGTTTATTTTCTGCGGCAACTTTCATTTGCACCGGAACATCGCCCCGCCACTGCCAACCTGCATAAAAACTAACAGCGATGAGTAACGATGCGGCAATAGGCATATAGAAGTTTTTCACGGATTACCTCTTGTGATATGAAGCGACAGACCAACGCGACGGCGAATAGACACCAAGTCACCCACCCTGGGAACCATGCGCCGAAATATTCGTTTACAGCGTCGAGCAGTAGCCCCGCCACCAGCGCCCACACTGACCATGACTTAATTGGTATAGTCAAAACGGGAAACCTCTCAAAACGATCATGGTATGGACGAATCGTTTAGCGTATCGATACCGGTTTTCAATCCCTAGTATTCGCGGTTTAACCACTTCTCGTATCTCCCACAGTTGCCACCTTGCGGATTTAAACCGATCCGGAATGTATATACTAATTAGTGAAATCACCGTTAAACCTCATTGGTTGCGCACCGATGCGGCGCAAGTATTCATCGACCGACAGTGTACCTTTGCACAGCGCATTGTTGTTCTGTGCCCGCGTCCATACGCCACCGCACTTGCTTGACGACAAAGCACAGTCAACTTTAACACCATTCACGCGCGTGAATCGCCATTTCAGGATCTCGTCGCAAGCATCGCGCAGTCGGTTAGACAATAAATATTTGTGGGCTGTACTGCTGTTAAAATTAGTTTCACCGTACTGGAACAACCAGGAGCCGAAAGCGATGTTTACCCGGTCAGGCAGTTGCTGGGGGATTTTCTCAAGTGGTGCGGTGTGAGACAGAATAGCGCGCAGATTCATATCACGACACTGAGCGTCGGTGAACGTCATACCCATCTTGATATTAGCACCGGTAATCCCACTACAGACCGTCGGGACGCCCCCCTGGTCTTTGTACACTGTGTTACGGAAACCTTCGACAGCGGGAATAGCAACAACCAGGGCTGCAATCGCGTACTTACTTACTTTGTTCATAATGCGACAGATCCCCTTTCAACTGAATGGTAGTCGACTGCCAGATGTACGTGAAGAAGCCTATCGCCGCCGCCGTGGTGATAGCTTTAACGATGTTCCACACGATGGGTCGCCAACTGTCGGATTTCTTACGTTGAGATCGTAACCACTCATTGTCTTTGCGATGTTCTTCCGTCTGTGTGTAGTCGAAACCCATGCGCATAAACGTGTCTTTCTGAACGGTATTATCTAACTTACGATCGATGTTACCGATCTTGTCACTTAGCTCTGACATGCGCGATCCCAGTATGTTTACACTGTCGTTTACATGGGCAACCGCTGCGGTCAGCTTCCCGATTTGTTGATGTAGTTCGTAATCATTCATGTTATGATCGCGGTGAGTGTATTGTGATTACATTCTAAACATATTCCTACTTTTTTACAACGAGGGCAGAAGATGGCCGATTCATGCGGAAACGTCGTTAATACCGACGATTTAAAAGCGGCTAAAGAGGCTATACAACACATTGAACATGTGTCGACCAGCCGTGACGCCGCCGGTAACCCTGCGCTATCCGTCACGGATACTATTCGCGGCAATAGTGTAACTAATAAAACGTTGAATGGTCTGACAGATCAGATCGACAAAATCGTCGCATCGCTCGATGTGGGTAACTTCACATTCCCTGATATCGTATCGGGTATCGCCGGCACTACCAATCTGCAATATTTCCGAGTACCTGGTGAACCCAATACCGGCATCGCTTTCAACTACTATCGCAACAATAACGGATTTGCTGAATATGTAACATCGATATCCGATAACACCGGTTTAGCACTAACTGTGGGGGTAGACGGTGCAGTATACGCAAAAAACGACGACGGGTTTACAGTTATGATGCTCGCACCCGACGGTTATTCAGTAATAAACGGTAAAAAAATCACCGACGCCGAGGCCATTTTAGAATTACAAAATGACGACGGGTTTACCACAACTGTTATCAGTAAGCAAGGTAACGTAATAGTGGGGGGTATGGAAATAACACCTAGTGAAAACGTTTTGCAATTACAAAATGACGACGGGTTTACGATGGTTATTTTAGACCCCAACGGTAACACAGTATCCCAACCCGTACCCGACGACCAAGCATGGATTAATTCGGGTCATCAAAAAAACTTAGCTGGCGCTTTACGTATTTCTACAACTACACTAACCGACATACCACCTTTAGCATCGAAATATATTCAGTTTATTTTCACCGGGCAATCTTTCATGTCTGGGCAAGAGGGGTGGCCATCAAAAACGTTGACTCAACCGTTTGACAATCTAATGCTCGGAAATTCAACGCGTCCAATCAACATGGCAGGACTCGGTACTTGGCAAACCCTCGGTGGTAGTGACGTATTGAAACCGCTCGTGGCAACCACGCAAACTTATTCGGCTAACTCCCAATTGTTGTCAGCGTCTCAACAGGCTGCTTTACCAGCGGGTGACGGGGCGTTAGGGGAAGACATATCCGTCGGTACGCTCAATCTGTTGCGTAAATTCTATCTGTCTAAAAATCAGATTAGAGGTGATTTTAGTCGACGATTCATTTCTACTAACTGCGGTATAAGCGGTAGGAATTTAAACTGCCTCATGAACTCCGACGATTTCGTAAGAATTCCGCGGTCGGCACAGATTATAAAAACATTAGCGGATAGTGATAGTGCCACAGCTCAGTTGGGCGGTATTTTTATTGCGCACGGCGAGTTTGATTCTACAAACACACCCACCGGGCAATATGTTGCTAGACCTACTCGAGAAGACTATCTGTCCGGTTTAACTCAATACATAGCTAAGATCCGAGAATCGGTTGGGCGTGATGTATATGGGATGTCGGATTATGATAAAATACCGGTGTTTATCTACCAGGTGGGCGGTACATACACCAGTGACACAATGGGTGTAGCAATGGCTCAAATAGACGCTACTCAAACTATACCCAACGTCTTTATGATCGGTAGCTACAGTTTTATGCCCGACAAAAACGCACACCTCGCGCCAAACGGTTACCGCTGGTTGAGTCAGTTTTTCGCCAAAACTGCTATTCAAACGTTGATTGAAAAGAAATCGAGTACAACTTGTTCTGTTTCTTCTGCTGTAGCTAAAGGTAATCAGGTTGTAGTTAATATTTTGTCTACCCACTACCCCTTACAAATCAAAACCGCATATGTGGTCAATACTCCTGTTAACCACCCTGACTTAGGTTTCACTTTGAAATCGGGATCTACTCGACTCAATATTGTAAGTGCGGAAATCATAAGTCCATCGCAAGTTTTACTCACGTGCGATGCGGATTTGCCCGATGACGTAGTATTATTGTATGCTGATAAGACGTACCATCAGGGTGTGGGTAATGTGTTCGACTCCGACGCCACACAATCGATGTACTCTTACGATTACGTTCAAGGAAGCGGTGATTATGCGGCGTCTAATATTCCAGCGTTGGTCGGACTACCTTACTCGTTGAACAACCCATTACTAGCTACACTCACAACAGTGGAGAAATTATAATGCCCGGTTTAAATCTACCCGTCGGTAATGTCGACTTTGCTCGAGTCGATGGTTTTTCGGCACCTGTCACCGAAGGTTTAATTGCCGCGTTTTTTATTCGTCGTGACGTAAACTACGGTACTAATAACTTAGCTGCCGGTTTCACTCAAAACAAAGGTCGCGTGTTAGCCGGTCAAATGTCTTTTCAGGCTCAGTATTCTACTTTTGCGCGCAGCGGATCATCAGCATACGGTACAACAGTTCCCGACTCTGCCGCTAGTGTCTACAGCTCTTACATGCTGTTGCGCAGACCGGGGGCGGCAAGTAACCCTCAACCGGCCAATAATGTAATTATATGCAGTAATAAACCCGGTGTAGCCGATGTCGGCGCATATCTGGTTTACACCATACCGGGTCAAAATGTAATCGGTATTAACTCGGGAACTACTACTACCACATCCGTTAGTTTCGCACCTAATACTTGGGCATTATTGAAAATTGTTAGAAACGGTGGTGCGTTAACTGTTTCTAACCTGACGACGGGTCAGTCTAGTAACTTCGGGGGCACCCTGCAAAGCGGCGGGGGTGGTCAGTTTTGCATCGCTGGGTATTTCCCGGACTATTCGACAAGCTTAGATATGGCGTTAATGTTCGGTTACAACCGAGTCACCACAGTGTCGGAAGATGCTAGAATTCTAGCTTACGTCAATAAGTATCAAGCTAACCACGGGTTGACATAACAAAAACTAGCCCCGCAATGCGGGGCTTTTTATTACTTGTCGTCCTGATAATACCTGTCGTCATAATTGATACACGTCAGCGATACCGTGTAGTTATTGTCACGCGCCGAGGGTTGCATTTTCTCAACGAGCATAGCTAGTTTAGAGCGTTGATCATCTGCTCTCACAACATACGCTGTCTTATCTCTCAGCCACCCCGTATATACATCCACAGTGGGTTGCCTGGTCATCGTCACAATAAACTCGTCAACAATCGTAATCGGTATGTTCTCAATGGTACCCAATCGCCCTGTGAGTGTAATACTGTACGACGCGCCCGGTATGATTACGATAGGATCGCTCAGGTGCAACGTTAATCCGTCCACAGCTTCCACTGTCCCCTCCGACTGCTTGAGACGTGTGTTATCAACCATGTCGACACGCATCATTGGAGCGGCTTGCAGGCCGATACTCTGCGTCACAGTTTCATGTGTAATGCGTTGATATCGGAGTTTGTTGAACTCTCTGTTAGCGCGGATCTCAGCCAAGTAGCGCGACTGACAAGCCAACAATTCTATTTTATTGACATTATTTTGTTCACCTTTATTCACGTATAAATACGAGTGCTCTTTGTGATCGTAATACTTAACCTGCACCCCTGTGAAGCTACGTTGCGGCGAAAATGTGCGAGTACGTCGATCTGTACCTGGTACTTTGAAAGCATGACCGAATTGCATCGCTGACGATACTTGTGGTAAATCCGGCCAGAAACTGATAACACTACCCACCTGGTACGCGGTGACATTTACTGCATTACATATGATCTGCAAACCTTCTTCATACGTTGTGTTCGTGTTATCGAACGTATAACCACATTGGATAGCCTGCGGGTTACCGAAGTAGTCTAATAGTTGCTGCTGTACTCGATATAAGCCGTCACGATCGATAGTCGCTAGTGTGCGGCGTCCAAATAACGGGCTAGTGTGCATCGACATGATGACGTCAGCAAAATTACTACTCGCAACCCCGTTATATACACGCGTAGCAAGCATGTTGAGCTTCTTCTCTTTCTGCTTGATTGCAGCGTTGGTTGCACGCGTCACAGCATGAACAAGCGTCAGATTACCGTATGAGCGTGGACTGATATCTCGGACAGCGTACAGATCTCGCCACACAACAGCGTCGACCACGTTACCTTCAAAATTCTTATCTGTATCAGTAAGCCTTCTTACAGAAACATTCACTGGACCATTGAACGGATTGGGTACAATCAGCGTTTCACCTACAGCTTCTGTAAATCGACCCTGTACTAACATGCTGTGAAAAACCGACGGTAATACCTGATCCGGATCTGATAAAATTACTACAAACGCGGCCTCATATTTAAATATGTCCCCGTTGCTTTTATACACACCGTTTTGAGCGTACAAGTTGACTTGTATTTTATCGGCGCTCTCAAGCAAGTACGGTCCGACAGTATATGGATCTGTGGAGTCGCATGATGGACTAAATCGACGTAATCGCGTTTCAACGCCTGACTGAAACTGCCAAAAACCGTCAGGCCTTTCATATGCCCTATCATAGATAGTTTGACCGTCAGCCGGAAATGCCCCCCAACCGAACGTTGAGCCTATATCCAGTAGTAGCGTGTCGCCGCCGGAACCGTTGACGCGATACAATCCTGACACGTCGTGTCTGATGAAAACGTTCGCCAATGTGGGGTGTGGCTCGAAACTGTAAAAATCAACGAGTCGTACTGTAGATCCTGTGGGCGCACGTGTACCCCAGTCGATAGTTGTATTTTCGTCGGGTGGCGTAGCGACTATATTCCCCGTGGGGAAAGCGCGAAACGTTACACGGGATAGATCGGCGTAATTCGGTGGTAACACTTCCGTGCCGTCAGCCTCATTTGATGATTGAGCCACGACAATAGGGAAGTCGCTTATCCGAAAGCCGCCGCCAATTTGCATGTACGGATCACCAAACCCCGGTGCAGCTCCGTTTTTGTAGAACGCAAGTTGTTCACCGCTTATGTTACTTGCTGGGGTGATACCGTCTCGGATATCTTCTAGTTGATACTCACCCTCGCCGACACATAAAAATTGCACTTCATATTCCGAACCGCCACGAAAAATACGGTAATCCATCAGTAGATCCGGAAATGACCGAACCATACCCCGAATGTCAGCTATACGTTCACCTGGGCGCGACGTGTTCGTACGACCTTGCAATGCGTTATTCGATGAAGGATTGCGGGTATTCTTGACGCTACCTGTGGGTGACTGAGCCGTACCGAACAGTTTTAATATGGGTTTTAATATTGCGCCAACGAGCCTCATTATTCCCCCCAACGCGCCGCCTGCGGGCACTTCATACAAATAGTATGTCGCGTCAGGATCGGCTAGCACAGACGGGTCGACAAACCATTCGTGTGTAATGTTTGTTTCATTCTTGAAGATCTGCAGCCCACGGGGTGGTACAGTACCGTGCGGCCACCGGTTCAAAAGCCATTGTGAGAAATCAACGTTTTCGACCGTTTCTGTTTTCTCACCGAAATAAACCACTTTAGACATTGTTCATTCTCCAAAACGTGATGTTCTTATGTGCAACACTCACTATTGACAGCGGTGACCGTACTGCTTGCCCTGGTGAACCGTCGTCTGGCTGATAACAGTGATGTACGCCGTTCTGATCCCATACACCAACGTGTAAACCTCCGCTAAAACGGTTAGTCATTAGAACGAGCGCACCTTGCTCCGGTGCGTCGAGGGGTGAGAATTGCTTACGCATCCATCGCACGAATGACATACCCCATGTTGTGCTGTCTACAGGGGTGATTGTAACAGGGTAATCGTTCAGTCGATACCACTGCGCCACCTCGTGTGTGCAGTTCCACATTTTCACATCGTATGTGTCGCCGATCACGATGTGTACGCCAGCAGGGATGGGAAGCGCTCAAATGTGTATATTTCACCCGTCCCACTGTAGTTTGTCTGCGGTGGCGCTGCGGTAAACGTACTACCTTCAGGTGTTGATGTGATGTCCCGCGCTTCGAGTAAGTACGGACCATCTTGTACACCCGACGTTGTACCGTCGTCACGCATCACGAAAGAGCGTAGTTCCACGCTGGGTGTTACTGTACTAGCGATCGGTATACGATCTAATTGTGCGCCAACTAACTCATTCAAATCTTGAATGGTGAACGAAAAATCTTGAGATAAGTCGTTCTGTTTTGTCGCTTTCACTACACGCATCGGTACGTACTGATACGTGTAGTTTTGACCATCTTCGTGTTGTGCTGTGAAACCTGGGTAGACAGGCGTCAAATATAGCACTTCCAACCAGTCGACGTGGCTGATCTTGACACCTTCTACCACACCGGCACCTGTGGTGGCGACGGTTAGTAGTTCTCTCAGTTCGTTTTGCATTACCACGCCTTATTCAACAATAAACCAACGTTGATGATCTCGTTGACTACGACACTGGCACGATCGCCGTAGCACGCATATACAGCTTGACGAGACATCGCAGCGCAACGATCAACAATTGGTACGACTTCCAGTTGTAGCTGTACTGAGCCTGTCCACCCAATGGTTTGGACACGTGGACTACCCACAATTTGACATACGTGTGGTTGTATCACACCGTTGACTAATAGATCGGCTCTGAAACGTTTACTACCCTGACTTATCGTAATTTCGTAAAAGTCAGACCACCATTGCAACATCATCGGTGTGTTCAACGTATAAGAGCATGACACGTTTGCCGGGTCACCATAACTCGACCTACCGAGTCGCGACAACGACCCGGCAATGTTTGATTTAGTGATCCCGTACGGTTCGGTATATGAATAGTTGTCGCGCTCGGGTCGCAACATTTTACCGCCGTACGTCAAACTCGGTAAATCATCTGCCATTTTAGAATCTCCGTTCCGCAGTGTATGAACCTTGGAATGCTTTGTTAGTTTGGCTGTATGGATCGGTGAACTGTTCGGCGTTGATACGTGGTACTTCCTCGCCGATTATGATCCTGACGCGGTTTTCATCAAGCTGTTGAGTAGTGACGTTATCATTACCGTAGTTTGCCACTTCAACGGTCAGTTGACTACCCCCTGAGTTACCGTCGAATGTACCATTGCGCATTTGAGCAAGTTCGTTACGATATTGACGCGTCTGACGGGACGGCATTACATATTCACCATTGCTCAATTTAGCATTAATACTGTCTGACGTACCTGATCCAAAACCTGATACTGGACCGCCGTCCGCAAACCCTACAGCACCAATCGACGATAGGTTACCTAGTATTGTTGTACCTTGACCTATAGCTGCGGCTATGAACGGTATATTTTGCGGAAAACCTATAGCCATTGCTTTAGAAACGTTTTCCCACATTAATATACCTGCTTGTGCGGTAGCGAACGCCTTACTTACAGCAAACATCGCTTTGTAGATACCTGACTGCTCGCCCTGTGACTGCTTCAACACACCGGCAATAGCAGCGAAAGCATCACCCGTGGCACCCACCAGCATTGCGTTGTTGGCAGTCATAATATCGTTACGCTGCTGTTCCCCGGCTTGTTGAATCTTAGTTTTCATGTCCTGGTACTGTTGTTCAGCAGCCAAGTCATCAGCCTGGAACTGATCGCGCCACTCTTTCGCTGCAGTTAAGCGTTGTGCCTCTAAATCGGTAGACGCGTCAAATTGAGCCTGTACAGGGTTTAATTCAGCATTCACCTCTTTATTGATCTGTTGCATCTGTGCAGCTTGTTGCTTCACCTGTTCTTGGCGATAAAGCGATGCCACATACGCGTCAACAGCGTCTTTCTGTGCCTGCGTTGCAGACGCATTCAGTCGCGATTGCGCTTCAGTCTGGCGTGATTGTAACTCTAATGCTTGCTGTGCTTGGATCGATTTGTAGTATGACGCCGACAACTGATCTACAGACTGACCGGTCACCATTGCTTGCGCTACTTGCTCTTTATAACGTTGTACATCCAGATCGCCAGCCGCAACTTTTACGGTCAGAGTACGAATATACTTCTCATTCTGAGCGGCTAATTTTTCCTGTTCTTTAGCTAAACGTGCTGCTTCACTGGCTGCAGCATTGCTAGCTTTCGTTTCAGCTTTGCGTGATTCGCGCGACTCAGTTTGTTGTTGCAGTAACTTAGCATACGTGGCAATTTGCTCTTTGTTAGCAGCGCTACCCAATTTAATTGATGCCGCCAACTCATAATTTTTACTAGTCAGCGCCGCGGTATACTCGACATTCTGTTTAAGTGTGTCTACCTGTTTTTGTACGTTAGGATCGACACGCGGAGCCTGTGTCGGAGGTACGGCGACGTCACCGGCTAGGTTTGCGACTAACTGTGCTAAACGCTGTTTAGCTGCTATTTGTTCTTTCGTTTTGTCTACATCAGCTTGTTGGGCTGCAATCTGCTTCAACATGTATTGAGCATATAAGTCGGTTTTGTTACCTAAGTCGTCAAAAGCATCTCGACTTACTTTCAGTAACATTTGCTGGATACCAAGCGTTTTATTTAACTCGTCCGCTTCAGTCCATGTGTTTGTGGATTTCTTGGTAACGACGTCTAAGGCTTGCGCCATCCCGTCCAAACGTTCAGCTATACCGCCCGACAATCCTAATTTTTTATTCAGTGCGTCAGCAGCCACGCCCAGGTTGTTAGTTAATGCTGTAGCTGCTTGTTCGATGGTACGTGGTAAACTGGCCGCTTTTGTGTCGAGATCCTGCATGTCGCTGGCAAGCAATAATAACTTGTCACTAGTCAACTTACCTTCGCTCGACATCTTTTTCAGTTCTTCGCGCGTTACACCAAGCTTTTTAGCCAGTTCATCCAGTGCGATAGGCATCTGGTTAGCTAGTGAACGGAACGCGTTGCCCTGCAGCGTACCCGATGCGAACGAGTGTGATAACTCATATACGGCTGACGCGGTTTCTCGAGCGGACGATCCCGACACAGATCCCATGTTTTGCAGGTTTTTAATCAGATTGACGATCTGACCGTTTGTCGCACCGATATCTTTGCCCGCGTTGGCGAAACGTGAGAAACTCTCAGTTACATCTTGGATGCTTGCGCCAGCTTTGTTAGCCACCTCGGTTAACTGCCCGAATACGGCGTTAGCTTCTTCCTGTGACGACGTGTACAGCTTTAAACGCCCCTGTAGCGCCGTCATTTCATCAGCAGCGGATACGAACGCTTTACCCCACGATAACACCTGTTGAACCACCGCAAGCCCTAGGAACGCTTTACCGGCTGTAACTAACGTCTGCAACGAGTTAGCCGCACTGTCGCCGCTTTTCTCAGTATCTTTCTGTGCCTGGTTTAATCGGTATAACTGCTCGGTCAGTTTTTCCGCAGCGTAACGTTGTGTATCGGTAGCGTCAGCATTCAGTTTAAAGCTAGTTTTAAGTTTCTCAGCAGCCAACCCTGACGCGCGGGCAATCTGCACCTGCTGTGACATTGACCGGATCAGCGCTGCGTTGGCTGCGTCATTTTTTACTTTAGCTTTCGCCGCTTCTTCCTGTGCTTCCACCTCTTTGCGTAGTGCTTCGGCGGCTTCAACCGTTAACGTGGTGTATTTCGAGGTTGTTGACGACGCCTTTTCAGTAGCTGCAGCAGCCTCAGCCGTAGCTACCGCGACCAGGAGTGCTTCGTCTTTCACGCGTTGTAATGCGTTACCAGATCCGACTTTTTCCGCTTTATCATTCAGTAGCTCAAGTGCCCAACTCAATTGGTCGACTTTTTTTGGATCGACACCTTCCAGTTGTTTAAATGAATCAACTAAACCCTGAGTAATACCAAGATCACTTTTACCTGTCGCTTGTAACTTATCGAATGCGTTACTAATTTTATCAATAGCATCAGTAAAGTCGACGGCTGCATCGTCAGCTTTTTTCAAATTGTCCACTGCCGCTTTTACAGCAGATGAAAAGTCGATACTGTCCGCAGCCTGTTGTGCTTTATCGGCGTGCGCCGCGATACTGTCTAACGCCTTATCTACTTGGGCTGCATCGCGCAGTGCGTCGGCTGCGTCGAGTCCAATCTGAATGCCGATGGCCATGGGTTAATCTCACACTGTGGGGTATTGACGTAGTATACAGGATGTGCGATAACATGCACACGGTTAAAATAATTGAGGGTTATATGTTATGACGGGTGTATGGATTGTATTGGGGATCGCTTTATATTTCTTGCCGACTATTCGTGCGGAAATCAACCCGCAATTTAAACAACGCAGTACAATGTTTACGTTAAACTTGTTTTTAGGTTGGTTATTCATTCCGTGGGTAGGCTTGTTAGCGTGGACGTTCTGGAAAAAGTAAAGCCCCTCAGCGGGGCTTTTTTTTAGTCTGTTTTTCAATCACTACAGTGTCAACTCGACGTACTATTCTGCGTAACATTTCAAGCGGTAACTGATAAACTTCGGCGTATCGTGCGATGCTGTCCCAGGGTATCATCCCACGTTCAGATCGGCACGATGTTAACTCAGTGTATGCGTTAAACCACATTGTGTGACGCATCGGTAAATCCGGCGGTTTACCCGCTTTTGCTACGGCCATTTGTGGCACTGCTACTTTGCGACCCTTCGCTTGTTTACGAATCCAATCGTTATCATCGTCAACTTGTTTTTCGTCGCTCCACAGCAGCAGTGCTAAGAGTTTTTTACAGCGTTTTCTACTTCTGCGTTACGGAAGTTTGACGCTGTAGATGCTGACATTAAAATTTGATCTGTCAGTCGCGGTAACTTAGTTAACAGTTCGCGTGCGTTTTCCGGGGAGTACGGATCCAGGTCGACACCGTCCCAATCGATAATCAAAACATCAGCCAGGAAATCGACGACATTTTTGTCGGTAAGCTTTTCACGCAGAGTTTTGAAAAACTCACCGGAATTTGCAGCGGCAGGGTGGTCAGGGTGGTTTTTAATGAACTCAGCGGCGCGACGTGCCCACAGAGGGTTGGTAGCGTTGTATTCGCACAGCTCGAATGTCACACCCGGTACAAGCTCAACACGGGACGTTTCACGACGATCAAATTCACTCACTAAAGATTGTGGGATTTTCATTATGTAACCTCGGTTATATTGTGAGTAATTAGTTTACAGCTTGACGGGACGATTATCAACGGTTAAAATAATTGACGATAACTTATACGAGGGTTTAAATGTGGCAGATTATGAAGAAATTAAAAGTCGCCTGTTGCGAGCGGAGAAATACTTAGCGTATTTAGGTTTAAGTATCGATAAACCCATTATTGCAGGCGTTGATACTCAACCTTTTCGTCGGCTAGGTCACAAGTTTGTTTATAATCTGTTAGTAGATCGATTCGGTGAAAATGATGTTAGTTTTGAAGGAAAGAAGGTGTTTCTGCGAGGAAAACAAGTCAGGTCTGCCACGTTAACGTGCTCGCCGAAGCAGTGGATCTTATCGCGATGTAAACCCGGTGATATAGCGTTATTAATATCTGCGTGCGGCAATATAGCTTTTGAAATAACCAGTGACGATTTGTCATCAAAAGGTTCGGTAGTAGTGCAAAAAGATGGTATTAAACATTCACAATGTGTTAAACGTGACATGTTGAAATAATTGACGATAACTTATACGGAGGTTTGGAAATGATTAGAATGTGGTGTGTTGGTCGGTACCCAGGTGGTGGTTTCGATGCCGGTGGTAACGAAAGTGAGTATTTAGGCGGCTGGACGTGTCGCGTTGAAGCATCACACCGAGATGAAGCATTGAAGAAAGGTGAGAATGTATGATCAGATTTACGATAAAATTTATAGCCTTTTTTACATTGGGTGTACTAGCTGCAATGGTCGGATATTTTGTAGTCTGTTTCGAATCACCGTCGTTTAATCCTGCAGATTGGCATCCTGTTACGCGAGGGTTAACTTATATATGGGCAATCGCGTGTGTGGTGATAAGCTGGCCGGGACCCCCGACGTATACTGAAGTAGTGAGACGTGCTCTCCGATAATAAATAGCCCCGCAATGCGGGGCTTAATTTTACAAGCGCGGTAAGTAAGGGAACAGCGTGAACCCGACGACATAACCGTGGTCATCGTCGAGGAACGCTGTACAAGCCGTCGTCACTTTCACTTTTTCATTGGCTGCGATATTTTTCGTACCATCACCCAACGTGATCGACGGTAAGTCGACTACCAACGCACCTTCATTATTCTGCTGAACAAACTGCAATGCGCACGTGGTGTTGTTACGTACAGCCTGTGCTACGCGGGTATCGGTCAGTACCACCTCGGTATCAAGTGTTACCTCAAAGTTACCAAGGTTGATAAACTCAGGACCCAGTTTGCCGAGCACCGATTCACCGGATAGATTATTATTCACAGTCAACGTAGTGTCTTTGAAATACGTTGTACCGCCGGTCGGGTCGTCTTTAATAAACAGACGCAGATCGGAAAAATCGGTCGCTGTGTTGAACGCTTCGTTACGTTTATAATCAACCCAGTTACCCGGCAGACGAGTTACAGACATCGGTTCTACGTCTTCGGCAATAAACGTCAGTTCCAACGTGGTTTTATCTTCCAAGCTGTTGTTGAACGCGATCTGATTCAACAATACGCCACGCGCATACTCGTAAGTTGGTGGGTTAGTATTGAACGCAGCCTCGGCGGTAAACGGTGTACACTGATAATCCGGTGCACCCATTGCGACGTTGCGAACGAACGATCCTACATATAACTGTACTTCACCTGTGGGGGTCGTTGTCGCAGGGATACCGGTGTGCTGATCCAGTGTTAACTCTGTCGCTGAGATAGCACGAATTCGTGCTACACCGTCTGCTGTAGCGCTGAAACCAGAAAATCCGATGTATTGACCTGGGGTGAGATTCATCAACGTGAAGTCGACTAGGTCACCCGATGCCAGCAGATTACCTGTAGTATCCATCGTCACACCGCCCGGTGCTACGACACTACCTGCTTTATAAATCTTACCCACGCTGGTTTCAGGAGTCAGACCCGTTACAGCAACCAGGGTGCCGGTGGTGCCGGTGGCGACTCGTTTAAGTCCGTTATTCGCTGGGTTACCGAAACCTGACGCATATACAAGATCGTTCATTGCGAAGTCAGTACCGCCTACAGCAACAGTGTAACCGCCTGCCGCAACAGCCGTAACATTCAGTCCGTTAGGGTTATTACCCTTCCAGGTGCTGAATACAAGGGCGTCAAGGAAATACGCCAGATTATCGACGAGTTGGTCTGCTGTAAATCCTACCTCGGCGCTTAGACTGGTGATCGTACCTTTACGTGCTGCACGGTTCAGACTTAGTGGTTGACGCGATACAGTGTCAAGTGTCGCACCGAAAGAGCTAATTTCGTCGGGTTGTTGATATGTCCAGATAGTACCGTCAATCGGTTCGTTTACGCGGCAAAAGCTTAGCCCCGTCGCGGAACCGTCCGCGGCGATGTTGTCACACGGATTCGAAGCCATGTTGTGTATCCCTCATGAGTTAGGTTCTCACACAGTGTATCACGCGAATAAATACGAAAACAGGTTAAAATAATTGTTGACAGTATGTACGAGGTGAGACTAATATTTGTCTCGTAGGGCGACAATGGTGTCGAACTTAATTTGAAAAGGGTAATTATATGAATTTCGTAAAAGGTTCTATTTCTTTCGGTCCTAATCGTAAAGAGCGTCGCGCAGCTAGTTCTGATGCCCGTAATAACAAAGTTCAATCTGCGACATCGCGTCGCATGGCGCGCCCGGATCGTCAAGAGAAGTTAGCAACAGGTTTCATGAAAATTGACGACTTTTTCCACGGGCGTCGTGTTTAATTTATTAACCTAACCCGCTTCGGCGGGTTTTATTCAAAGGTAAATAAAATGGCCGTAATAATTGTGACCGGTGCACACATCAGTGATGCAGAAAAGATCCGCGACAAGCTGGGTTGTGTGGCGATTGTATGTGACGACGTTGTTAGTCGTGGTATCGAATGTGCTGTACGCAGTATTGTCAACCCGACAATACTAAATGGGTCGGGGGATCCGATCGACAATCCGTTTTACGGTAAAGATATTCTATTTGTGACAAATAGTCCTGTCACGCTTAATCCTAACGACGGTCGCATTAAGGCTGTCTACAACCATACTCACTTGCAGGTGTAGATTATGTTATTGAAAGTTAAGAAACTAACTAAGAGCGCCTCATTACCGGTTTATGCAACAACTGGTGCCGCATGTTTTGATTTAATAAGTGATAGCCTGATTACATGTAACGTTTCCAATTCAGGTCTGCACACAGTAACGTTTGGTACAGGCTTGTCGTTTGAGATTCCTAAAGACCATGTCATGTTGGTGTTCGGTCGATCAGGTCACGCTTTTAACAGTGATATTTCCCTGAGTAATTGCGTTGGGGTAATCGATTCTGATTATCGTGGTGAGGTAAAAGTAAAGCTACGATCTGATTCGACACGTGGTTATTTCGATTTGAGTAACGTGAGTAAAGGGGACCGCATTGCGCAGGCGATGGTGATCCCGTGCGAACAAGTACAATTCGAAGTTGTTGATGAACTGTCCGAAACACAACGTGGTGCTGGTGGATTCGGGAGTACCGGAAAATGACAACTAAAGAGCTTGAACTACGCGAATTCGATCGTCGTATTGCCGAAGCGGAAACCAATCTTGAACGTTTGTTAGAACAGCGTCGAGAATTTGTGAACCGCAACGATATTAATAAACAACCTCAGCCGTAAACGGCACTACAACTGTCTGTAAGTACCAAGCGTCATCACGACCGCTAGTCTCCACTCTTACCCCAGTGGGTTGACCGTAACGAATACACGGATCACCCCACTGACCCTCGAACTCATTAAAAATTACATTGCACAAATCATCGTTAGGAGCAACACCTTTCGAAAACGGCGTGAACACATTAATGTACGCTACACCCATTCGATCACGACGATTTTTAACACCTTTACCGCCGAGTGTTGTAATCGCTGCAGCGTTGAACTGAATAGTTAATCGCAACCAACTTACATCGGGTTTTGTTTTATACAGAAAACCGTCTGTCTCAATGTCAGTGCGCGGAACGGCGTTTAACGCTAGTAGACGCTTTGTGATCGTCGCTCTAATATCATTCAGTGTCATTTTATTCAATACCTCGGTAATTCGTTGAATGCGTGAAGCGCGTTAGTTCAATCTGTACAGCGTTATCCACATAACCGGCGGGCGCCTGTTTGGAATAGCCGTTATTTAGCCGCGTGATGTACGCTACGTTGTTCGTGATATAAATCGGACCCTTGTTCGGTGTCCATGCAAATATGTCCGTGGTACCGTTGTGTGCTGAGCGTGCGGTCACCGCCGATGAGTCGTACTTACCTGTGTTATCCGTAGCGGGAGTGCCAGTCGATAACCACCAGTTTGCTGACGCCCACCCTGTATCGACCGGGGTACCGCCACGTTGCGGATTATCGACCAGTCGACCATGAATATTCAGAGCGAGCGCAATCACGTCCTCTTTAATAGAGTCGCGGATCATCTGCTTGGCTGCGTCCATCTGTTTCTGGATGGAGTCATTACCATAGCGCGTCGCTCTGATTTTAGCCATTACGCCATTACCTCATGAAATGCCGCAACATAGATACCTGCTATACGGGGTTGTTCATTTGCCAGTAGTTTAAACGTGGTACCGTCACCTAATGTCACCTCGTCACCTTCCTGCGTAGACCAGGTGATTGACGGAATACCGTTCGTGATGGTATTAGGTTTATCACCCTGTACGTCAGTCACAGACAATAAGTCAGTGTACCACTCGGTCACTTGACGCACTGTTTGTGTACCTGGGTCAAACTTACCCCGTGGACCCATCAACGCACCGATCACCGTTGTACGCTGTTCAGTGGTGATAATTCGTGTAGGGTTATCAGGATCCGCTGTTTGAACGATTCGCGTAACTGTGACTTGTTCGCCGACCTCAGCGAGCGCTGTTGCAACACCTTCAAGTATGTCAACAGCATAACTGATATTACCCATTAATATTCGCTCCCTGGCGGGTTGTTAAATTCCCCGTCATTAAACTTGCGAGGGATACAACCGCCGGTAAATACTGCGCCACCTATGCGGCGTGAGTTAGATCCTCGCAATGGGTTGTCGGGGTCACCCGCACCCTGATTTTTACGCAGCAACAAATCAAGTTTCAGCTTGTTCAGACCTTCAATTACTGCTCGCCAGTCTAGTGCTATAGGACCAACTTTAATATTCGGTTTAGTGGAATATTGCGACATTGTCGTGTCAACGATAAAAATCGCACAGTCGATTGCTGTCATTCCTGTATCTACGAGCGTGGCAATCTGCTCGTCAGTCCAGTTTGACTGGATAGTCGAGTTACCGTTAAAAAACAATTTAACCAGATTGATCTGTTGCTGAGTAGCCATGATTACGCCTCGATTTGGTCGTCAGTCACACCAAGATTATCGATCGCCCACTGCTTAGCTGCGGCTTTACCTTTCACTGCGTCACCTGTCATCTGTGCACCCGACAAGTGTACGTGATACAGACCTTTACCTGCAGCGACGATTGATACGATAGGTGTTACGGTTTTCACGCCGTCATGGGTCAACTTGCGGGCAAACCACATGCGATCGATCAGATGCGGTAACGCCTCGAATGAGTCACCCGGTTCATACTGTTTACCAGCAAATACAAACGGAACTTTAGCGAATACAGGTTTATTTTTGAAAAATAGTGACATGGTTGTGTCCTCCTGACGAACAGTATAGCCCGAATAAATAATCGACGGTAGGTTAAAATAATTGTTGACTGTGTGTACGATAGTGTATAAAATTAGTCTTATCGAAGGGGTAATAAAAAGCCCCGCATTGCGGGGCTAGTTGTCTATCAGACCAGGTCGCTAAAGAGCGCGGCGGCTTCTTTGTAAACCAGTTTCTGGTCGGTTGCCACATCAACCTCGATACGATCGGAACGTAAGGTTTCAACACGGAATTTGCGAACTTCAACGCCTTGGTTGTTGGTGTAACCCGCCCAGGTGAAACGATAACCGGCGGTCGGTACGTTGACACCAGCAGTACGCGCACGATATGCCAACAACACTTTACCGCGAGTGATGAAATCGTTAACCAGCGTTGCGGCACCTTCCGCAGATGTGGCAGCGATGGCGCTTGAGATTACGATTTCTTCAACGCCGAACACCTGCGCCAACGCGTTGTCGTTCACAACAACAGGTGTGTTGTTACCAATGCCGCCTGAGAACTTGATGCGTTCGATAATAGACGGGTTGGTATCCAGGGCGTCGCGGACGTCTTGCGACATTACGATTACGTTCGGACGCAAACCACCCAACAGTTGAACGCGGGTTTTCGCTTTGGACACGTCAGCAACAGGATCTGATGCAGCGTCGGTCCATTTGATAACCTGATTTGCAGTAGGCGCTGATGCTACACCTGTGAAATCAACACCCCAAATGCCAGCGGTCAAGAAAGAACTTGCGAAAAGTTTCTCCTGATTGATCATGGCTTGTTGAGTCAACCAACGGGTGGTATCAACGTCTTGATCCAGTGGGCTGTCGGTGTTAGCGCGGATCTGGTCGTCAATATCGTGGTGCAAGCTGAACACTTTAACACTGTAAGTGTCGATATCGTAATGGAAACCGGAACCAGCTGACTCAGTGCCTGGTGCGCGAGGACGCATATCATCGCGCAGTGCGTCGGCCAGACGGAATTTGTAGAAGTTGTCCGACTTGTGCTGAACAGGTACGGTTGGGAATACACGGTTAAACGCAAACGCACGATCTTCCTGCCAAACAGCGGCCGAGATGTTCGTTAGGGGGCGGTTAACGTGAACGTTATTTAAACCTGGTTGACTCATTGTTCGATCCTCTTATTAGTTACCGGCGGTTACTAAAGTGCCGTTTTTGTCAAACAGTACCGAGCCGATTTCACCGGCCTGCGCACCCAATACGATAGTACCTAACACGTTACTACCTGGGGTAGCAGCCACAACCAACCCTGTCGCTGAGGTTGTAAATTGAGTACCTGCAGATAACGTTGCACCAAACTGTGCTTTCGCTACACCGCTGAACGTAACAGATACTGCTTCACCTTTCAGCGACTCAGACGAAGATACACCAATTGCCGATTCGCCCGCCGTAGTGCACGGGATCACTAAACTAGCGTTCTGACTGTCCACACCGAACGCTTTAATAAGTACACCGTACGGTACATCGACACCGGCGGTCAATGTAATCTTTTGATCTGCATAAGTATGAGCCATGGTTATTTACCCTCTTCGATCAGTTTGTACAGTGCCTTACCCTCGGCAGTAGACAGCACTTTAGAAGTCGCCGACTCGATACTAATACCGTCTTTGTCAGCCAGTGCTTTAGACAGTTGATCGAGTTTATCCTGAGCAGTACCACCTTCAAGGTCAACACGTGCTGCAGCAGGTTCATGACGGGCTTTCATCGCAGCGCTACCCGCTTTCAGCATCGCATTTACAGCAGCCTTAGCGACTTCAGGTAATGAATCAATTGCACGTAACGCGATGGTTTTAGCAGTCAACTCGCCCGGTAACGGTTCGAACTCAGCAGACTTAGCCAGGGTTTCAAACTTAGCAACCTGTGCGTCTTCTGCTTGTTTTTCGATCAAGGTTTGTTGTGCTTTCAACACTTCGAATGCTGACGCACCGACCGCTGATTTGAAAATATCAGTACCGTTGATTTTTACAACTTCGTCCGCAGCTTTGGCAGTAGATACCATCACGTCGCGGGTAGTTGTGTCGAGTGCACGGAATGAAACTTTAGCTGTGTCATCCAGTGTGGCGTAATAGGCTTTTTGCGCATCGTTCATGCCCGCTACTGCGGTCAACACTCCGATTTGCGTGTTTGCCTCGTCTAACTGTTTTTGCAGTTCTGCGGACATTGATGGATCCTCGATAGTGAAAAGGCTTTGTGCGAGACTCATTACATAGTCGGCGATAATCGGTTGGATATCCGAATCTTGTTCGGCGGCAACTTCAATCGAACGACGTAACACATTCTCTGTCTGCCAGATTGTATCCCATACAGGTTGCATACGCAAATACATGTTTTGTTGACGTGATTGACGGTCTAGCTCGTCAACAAAGATACCTTTGAACACATCGCCAAATTTACGGATGGTTTCGGGCATCTCGTCGTCGTCTAGGTCGGGGTGAAACTTGCGCCAGGCTGCCCGTACACGGGCAATAACACCCGGTAAATCAGCTTCGGGGATTTCCACTTTGTTGCCACGAAAACCCTTCGGACCGAGTGCCGCAATCGCCGCGCCGACGTGTGCTGCATCGTTGATCGGTAACTTCGGTTCACCGTCTTCCGGGGTGTACGCGTAAGTCACATCTGCTGATTTGAAAATTGTCACATCAGCCCCGGTGTGAGCTGGTGTTGTCACGCCCGACACTTCCGTCAACTTGAAAGTTTTAGCGCGCTGCGGGTTGTTTTTACCGTCGAATCGCATTACACGTTCTCCCATTGAGCTTTGCCGCCGACGCTGAAACCCTGATATTCACCGCTGTGATACTTGGCTAAAACGTCGTCGTCGTGGACATACACAGCCATGATGATGCCTGACTGTTCGCCGATCTGCAAACCTAGCGATTTGAAAATCTCGTCATACGCCGGGAAAGCAAACACAACTTCGCCGACCTGATCGCCTGCGTGCATCGCTTTGTTGACACGTCCGTTGCGCATGAAATCAGACCAGGCGTCCAATGTCACGTCTTCGGGAATGTGCTGATTGTCAGTGTCGAAATATTCCTGACCGCTTTTTGTGCAAACTTGCGCCCAACCAAAAACTAATCGCCGACCTTGGTCGACCTTGATCACGTTATCAGACATGGTTTTGTCCTCCTATCACAATATTACCACTGCTTTCAATACCCCGCAACGAATACCCCGCACCCCGAACTGCAAAACTGGTCTGACCTCATTCGGGCAACCTACTCCCATCTGACTTTACCCCTAATACCCCTTACTTTTTATAAATTAGATAGTCAGAAGTGTATGATAGGTATCATAGTGTCGTTGAACTTTATAGAGAGAATAGGGAAAAACATGCGGTGTATACGGTCTATCGGGGTAAACCCAGTCGTGGCGCGGCTCTCAGCCACCCCGAACAACTTACCCCGCAGGGATAGACATTAAAATAATTGCGTGTTATATTTCAATCGTCAATTTAACTGAGAGGAAATGAAGAAATGATTATTGGTAAGTCGGGTTTTAATTATGAGTTGCAAGTCAAAACTACCGATGACGATCTGGTTATTGAGGATTCTCCAGGCGATCAAATCTTTATCGACCGCGAACAAGCTGCAAAACTAATTGTCATTTTACAGAAATTCATCGACGGTGAGGTGATTGAATGAGGATTAAAAATTTTATTTTACTCACTTCTCTAACAATGCTTGTTGGGTGCGACCTGCCGCCCCAACCAGTAAAAGTGGAAATGCAGCTAGCGTCTGAGTTATCTTCTGAATCAAGTAGAATTAGTGTAATCAAACTTTCTCAATTTGAGGACTCTTTGGCTTACAGGGAGTATAGGGGAGTCTATTTGATAAAGGATAAACAAACCGGTGCCGAGTTTATTGGGGTGAGCGGAATCGGAATTTCAGAATTAGGCAGTCACACAAAACTTGTCGGCAAGGTTTTGCAGTCAACAAACGACGAAAGGTAACCAAATGAGTCTAGGTGAGTATATAAAAGACCAGATCCGCAAGGTTGAGTGGCAAGAATCGCAGGCGCGGGAAGATTATTTGTGCAAACTGTCAGCGAACACGTTTGCGGCTATTTACTGGGACAACTATGAAGTAATGGCGGGTACTCACTATAACGACGTTTATTATAGTGAGTGGGAAATCTATTTCGCGTCATTACGACGTGACGAAGGGTACGAGGTGTTACTGTGAAATGGTTAAAATATCCTGAAAATAAACCCGAAACAAACGGAGGGTTTTTAGTGTATGAAAGTTTAAGTAACACTGTTAAGTATGATTATTGGATAGATGCTAAGCATATACCGTTAGAAAACGGATTCTTTTCTAAGCACGAAATTTACGTGACACACTTTATGCCGCTACCTAAACCGCCTATCAAGAAGTCTTCGGCAATCTAAACCGCAAGCGGCAGCGACATTGAATAGTGTTGTCTGCCGCACCATCCGGATCCCGCGGGAATAACAACTGTCCGTGACTGTTAATGAAGTAATCGTTAAACGGTATCCACTTCTCGTCTAATTCTGCGTGCCAAGGGCGCTCCCTACCATCTTCTGTAGTCACCCACCCTTTCTCTGTACCTGGGTCAATATGACCGTCAGCAATCCCCTGTCGCATCGATTCGTACTGCCCAACTTCTACAGCACGCAAACCCTCTGTACGCGCTATGACCTCGGTACGGTACTTTATGACGCGCTGCTCGTACTTCTCGACCATCTTGTCGATTTTGTCCTGGTCAAGCTTACCATTCACCACCGATTTGTCGTAGCGTGCGTCGCGCAAACGGTAACGTAATGCTGCTTTCTGATCGCCTGATTCTAACGCCCGCCGATAGTTGGCTACCCACTTCTGTTGACCGTCAGTAATACCGATCGTACTGCGAAACTGCCGCGCCACAGCCGCTGGTGGTTTACCAGTCGCCACAGCTTCTACAACCGATTGTCGGACGGCTTCGCGGGTTGTCGTGCTGATTTCACGGATCAGGTCGAACTCATAGCGCATAGCTCGATCTGATGCCGTGAGACTGAGTGACGGCACCCAGGCGGGAGTGGTAATCATACCGGTCGGTAAAATGGCAATAACCATACGACCAGATTGGATCATTGCTGTTTGAAGGGTTGGTGCGAGGTGAGACGCTAGGATAGGATCTAATGTGTCGAGCAGGTTCATTACACCGTTTATGCCGCCGGTGCGATAAGCCTGCTCTATTTCAGCTAATGTGTAAGACTGCTTGACTTCCTGCCACACGGTGATCAGTGAGTCGTGGATAGTTTTCTCAGTCTTCTTTGCTAAATCGGGAAATGGATCGAACATTATTTCTATACCCTATATCACCTCGTTTACGGGCATTATAGAGAATATTGCGTATATTAGCACCACTTGAATTTACAGCGGTCGCTATTTCGTGTAGACGATGACCCGAGTTATACATCTCGTATACTTGTTTTAACTGTACTGTCGTCCAGGTTTTATTTTTACGACGACCTAAACCTAGTTCATTAATTTTAGCCGTGATCGACCGCAACTTACGCCCCATCTGCTCGGCGATTTGAGAGTTTGACAATCCGTCATTGATTAAGAGCGCCAATCGGCGCTCCTGTTTAGTTGTCCACATCATCCCCGGCGTACCAGGGTGCAGGCGTGAACCGCATACCCGCACGGGTCAATGTCACCTTTGAGGATCTCCCGCTCGTAGTCAATGCGATCGACGGTGAATTCATCGCCACCAGCGACAACCACGTCGCCCACTTTGACCGGTGAACCACATTGATATTTAAGATCCATAACTCACCACCACAGAGCCGTCAGGTTGATGAACGACCGACAGTTTAGTACGGTCAAGTGTGGTCGACAAAGGTTCAGTTTGGTTTGTCAACTCGTAGTTATAAAACGGCCAACCGTTGGCGGCTAACCACGATTCAATTCGGTAAACCATCGACTGCCACGGTTTGATACCTGTGATGTGTTCTGCCGGGATGATACTACTTTTCATTACTGTGAGCCTCACCAGCCAGGGCAGCGTATGCGGCACCGTCTTCATAATCATCAGCATTAAACCCGTTAATGCTGCGTGAAATTTTCAAGAATTCCATGAAACGCCAACCTTCCGTTTCAGTCAGATTATGACCAAACATGGCGTTGAACGCTTCGACAGTACGTTTCATACTGCGCTCACCGTTTGGTGTGTCGCGTTGTGCGGCACGGTCACGCATATGTTGTGCACCTTTCTCTAGAAAGTCCGGTGCGGTGTATTTGACGGTCAAAGGTACCTGAATGCATCGCGGTGTATCGGAAAAAGGATCAAATGCAGGTTTGTATTCGCCGCGATTCGCTTTAACAATCTGTGGGTCAGTCCACCCATTTGCACGTAATGCTTCAATGTTGTTGTCACCTACGGCGACTAATACACTAGGCGATTCAACAACTTTATAAGCAATCACATCGCCTGCTTCGTTTAGGTGTGACCAGGTGATGTCTTCAGATAAGCTGTGTTTTAAACGCGCACCTTTATTTAAGATACAATCAACTACCACATCACCGTCAACCGGACATTCACCGCCGAACCACAGTGCGTAACCGTCTTTGACTAACTGTACGGCTCGCAAGTAGTCGTCGCGGGAAATAACAGCGGTCGCGTAGTCGTCGGCTAATACGGATTTGATTTCGCGACTTTGTAATAGTGCAGAGCTATTTACTTTCGGATAACCTACCGTATTCCAGGTGTGACCGTCGAAATTTAAATTGTCATTAGTATATTGATAAACATCTTTATCTGGGTCCTGTGCGATAAACTTACAATCATCGCTCAACGTTAAAGGCTCTTTGGTTAACAGTTCTAACAGTTTCATTTCGTTTCTCCAAAGTTAACGGGTTTACCGTTCAATTTAAATACACTAGCAGGTGACAGGTCGTCAATTCCTGATTTCGATACAATCCAATAGCCTTCGAAATGACTGAATGTGTAAGTTGCAACTATACCTCCGCAACGAGTTACACGAATCCGATCGCCGGGCTTTAAAACCTTTTTTGCGTTTTCAACAATTACTGACTGATTCATTTCTACTACTCCGTTGTTGTTTGGTTGACAGGATATTAAGTGTTGACATACATACTGTCAACGATTATTTTATAGTTACCGAAACGAAAGAGGGTTGGGAGAATGATAATCCCACAGTTAGAAATACGCTTGCGGGACGGGTCTAACGGTAAGCAAACAGTGGAACGCGAGTATCTGACGTTCACTAAACTGCAGTGTTACGACAGTCAGGCAGTCGAGCAAGCGCGTGAAAAGACGATCGCCGAAATCGACGATTATATTAATCAACTAATCATTATCCGGGCGTGTATATGACATTAATTGAATGGTTTTTATGGCGGCGCTGGAAGTTTAAAAGCTGGCACAATGTATGCGGTGGGAACGCTAATGATGTAGCGACACTTCACGAATTCAACGTGTACGGGTGTAAGTCACACCCTATCATCATGAAAGATATGTTACGGATTGTGTGGGGTGTGAAATGATCGATTATGAAAAAGCAGTTTTGCATGATGACGGAACATTACATGAGTTTACCGTTTCTATCTCAGGTGAACATTATCATTGCCCTAACTGCGGTGTTAATGTATTTCACAAGCCTGATCGTGAAAACTTAAATATTTATCGCTGTAATGGTTGTGGAACTACATTTAAGGCCTTATAACCTAACAAAACGCCCCTTACGGGGCGTCATCTACGTTTAACTGCGGTAAGTCACCGCGTGTCAGTTCGTCACTTCGTTCGGGTAAACCACCCTCACTACGCAAGAAGTTCTCCAACGCTTCATCAGGGGTTAACGCACCGGCACCCGCCAGGTCACGAACATAGGCACCCAATGAGTCTAAACTCTCTTTCATGGCCGTACCGACACGCATTGTTGGCGCTGTATCAACCTGGAAACCGTTCAGCCGCCAAATCATCGGAACTAACTGACGGTTCAGTGTTGACGCGATCGATTCCATGAATGACTGTACACCCTTCAAAAACATCGCCGTACTGTTCTCAGCGAGCGAGCGACTACCACCAGCACCCGACGTACCCAGGAACATAAAATCAGCCAGTACGGTACGTGCCATGCCGATATCGTAGCGACGGATCACTTTGTCCAGGTCGACAGGGTTGCTTGCCGATGGTGTAGCAAACTCAAACTTAGCGGTAGGGATATTACTGTAAATTGTTTTACCTTCAATGTCGGTCGACTCATACGGACTACTAAACAACAGAATCCCGGACTCTTTATTCGTACGTACATTTTTCAGCACACGCTCGTACTCACCGATTAACGCTTTCGCTGGTCCCGATATCAATGGGTCTTTACTTTGCGCCTCGATAGCAAGTTGAGCATCGACAGTCATTACCGGCATACCGGTGCCACGTTCAGCCTGGATCGCTTCGACTTCCTGTAAGCGCTTCTTGTAAAACCACGGTTTATACGCATAGCGATACATGGATTCACCTTCGGGCGATCCACAGTTTGGCTGATTGATGATGTGTACGCTGCGCTCACGTGGGATAACGCGGAAATTACCGATTATCGGGACATACTGACGAACCGAGCTGGCGCGACCGAATGTGTCGACTTCCCAGTCATAAACGCTGTTCTGACCGACAAGCACCATCTCTTTGATACCGATGCGACCATCATCACGTTTGTATGTCCACACGTCGAACACACCGTAACCCCATTCACGGACAGTGTAGCAGTTCTGCAGGAAATCATTGAACGTACAACCAGGGTATGGATCGGCGGGGTCACCCATTGAATCGATAATAATATCGCGGGCTAAATCCGCATATTCTTTATTGGTATCAGCATCAGCGGCGTCGATTTCCCAGGGTACAGTTAGCATGATTGCAGTAACCAGCGTGCGGAGCGCCCCCAACGTTTCGTCGTTGCGACTCATTTGAGTGAATACACGTTTACGCAGTTCACCGCGCAGCGCGGGTAGGAAATCGTCGTCAACTTGAACGGCACCGTTTTGCGCGGTACGTCCATAGCTGTAAGCCGCCGCCGGGATGTTTTGCTTCATTAGAATGACGCTCCGTTACATTAATATTCCACTTAGTGTAACAGAGCGTTGGGGAGGGTGTCTATGCGGAGTATTCGCGGATTCGGTCTGTCCACCACGGGTCGCCGGTGAAGGTTATTTCACCATTAAGTCGGATTTCGACAATTTCACCGTCTTTATCGTAGAAAGGATCCCCCGTTATGTCGTTGAATGGTGTCAATTCGACCCAACCTTCACTTAGGTTGAAGCGATTTGCAGGTACCATCTGACCATTTAATACCACATCGAACATCTTATGTTTGAGTGCCTCGTCGCCATGTGTCTTATAGATCGCATTTAGACTGTCTGTATCAAAAGTTTTCATTTCCAGTTCTCCAGTGAACGATACTCAACTTCGACACCGGCGGCGATTGCCTTGTCAATACCGTATTGCATACCGCGACTTACACCGAGGTCTGTATATACAACGCTACCGTGGGCAACAGCGCGCCAGGCTAACCCGGCTACTATCCCTTGCAGGCGTTCCGCTGGGATATCATCGTTTAAAATACCTTCCTGTGTATATAACAGATGTGATGCGATCGGTGCTTCACCACGCAACAGGCTATCGCGTACACAGGCGCGGGCGTAAGCAACATTGGTTGACACATCACCAGCAAAGGGTGATTCAAGGATTACCAGTTTCATTTCAACATCTCCGGGCTGATGGTTAGTCGGCTAACTTCGCCGTATTCACTGTGATATGTTATCACGTTTGCACTACGACCGCTGAACCATCCGCCGCGTGCTGCATAAGCATCTTTGGCCGACAGTGTTCGGTGTTGTTCGACGATCATGTTTTTCGATTCGACAATTTTCTGGTGGTGTAAGTGACCAACATGACAGTAGGCATATTCGGTTTCGCCAAAGTCACGACGGAACCGGCTGATCATCGTTGATTCAATACTGTCAAATCGTACTTTGTGACCGTGGTGGAAAAACAGGATTGTTTTACCGTGTCGAACCATTTTAAACACATCGGGTGAAGCGTCAACAGTTAGTCGCGGTTCGTTCTCATACAGCGCTGCAATAGCCGCAGTAAGCCATAACATACCGGTTTCGTCGTGATTACCCTGCGATATGACGACGCGCACCTGGGGATATCTTCGCAAACATGCGTCGATTGCAAAACGCACCATACGCATTGCTACATCAATCATCTTGAAGTAGCGACTATCTGCATCGAGAACGTGCCCAGATGCAGGCGTAGCGGGTACAAGCGAATCAGAATGGAGTAAGTCACCTAACAGGCTTAGAACGCCGGTGTGGGCGTCAGGGGCTGATTGTAGCGATTGAACGATCCAACTGTTTAGTAGTGATTCGGCTTTCTTAGCGTCCCAGTCGTCACCTGATTCTTCCGCATTAGCTAACATACCGACGTGCAGATCTGCAATGCTGTGCAAGTTGAGTAGGTTTCGCATGTAACTACCGGGACCCGGTACAGGTTCGACCGGTGTAATATCATCACATAACGCTTTAACGGCTTGCTGCATCAATTCTAATTGACGTTCCGCGTCGACGTCAGTTTTAACCCACTGCAATTTAATATTACCCAGCGGATCCGTGAGGGTTGACGTACCTTTAATCTTATAACCTTCCGGTGCGAACTTAGACACATCTCGACCGTGGTCATATCCTTTAGCTGTCAGTCGCTTCTTGCGTCGCCACAGGTTGCGGACGTCCATGTCGTACTTTGTTGCTATTTCACGGATTGTCATACCGAGTTTTAATTGTTCGTTAAACTCATTGTCGGTTAGTTTCACTTTGACACCTTCTGTAATTGGTTACAAGGAAAGCATATCACAGTTGAAGTTTAACGCGGATAACAATTCGTCAGTTGTAGTCATGTACCAATATTCTGACTCACTATCCGGATCAAAATAAAAATACACTTTATCGCCTACTTTCGGATAACCTGCCCGCAACCGGGCGGCGACGCGCCCGGGTAACGGTTTGGAATACAGGTCGTGAGGGAAGTCATTTCTCACGGTATTTGCGGGTTTCTGAGATAGAAAACCTGTTTATCCATCAGCTTTCTCCGATGCGAGGGGGACGATGTTAACTAACGCTGCGCGCAAACCGGTTTTAATCTCTTCCAGATCGTCATGGCCGATACTGCCGTCAGTCAGCGCATGGTGGAACGCTAGCGCCATATCGTCCGTGATTTGGATTTCAGCCGGTAGTTGTGGGGCTGCGTAAAGTGGGATCACAACTTCCTCGGTGCCAAGAAGCGGCAAAACAGACAAAAGCCACTCTGAAAGCGCTTTAGCGTCACTGCGTCCAAGCTGAACGTTCCAAGTCGCGAATGAGTGTCTCGTTTCTGACTGATCAGTAATATCAGCAACAGCAGACCAGAAATTCTCACTTTTTGGTAATGACTCGACAGATAACCGGCTGGCCTCAAGCTCTGCTATGCGCTTGTTGGCCGCTTCACGTTCTACACGCAGCCGACCGATGGTTAGCATTAAGTCCTGATTTTCTAAGTCTCGCTCTTTTGCGTACTTCTCCGCCTGCTCCAGTGCTGCTATTAGTGTGCTGACGTTTTCAGGATTGGCAGCAGCTATGTACTTAGCCTCACCTATCTCATCAACCTCGTTTGTGATGTGGGAATACTGCCGCCACCCTGGACCCGTCTTTAGTGAGCCTTTCACGATAACTTGATGATCACCGCCTAACTTCCGATACTCCCATTGCTCGTTACGCACGTTTTTAAGCGTTTTTTTAATCCCTGCGATCAGCGCTTCTAGTGATTTAGTCATTGCTGGGTTCCTTGCTGGATAACGGAAATTCGTAGACCGGGTGGCGACCAAGTGAAAATCCGTCCGCTACATTCACAACTGACAGGGACAGGTCTTCATGGCACTTAATTTCTGCAACTGGCTTTGCCGTCTTAACTGCCAGTGCGATACGGGCTAAAATAACCCCCTCAGCTTGCTTACAGCCAAGACCTGTACCCACGTATTTACCGGAAGCAAGTTGCTCCAGCCGCTCAACACTGAAATGCTCTAAATCGTTGATCATTTTCCTGGCTCCTGTTCAAAAAGCTCTATCAGAGCCTTGGTGTTAATTTCAGAATGGTAGCGACCTTTGCACTTCACCCATTTGCGGGCGGCTTCGACAACCTTCTCTTTCCATTCGTTGTGAGCAGCAGCCTTTGACTGCGCTTCTAGTGATTTAGACATAATACAAACCTCACTCAATTATTTTAAGCTACGTTTAAAATTTTACCCCGTTCTTTAATACACAGTCGGGGTCACACTGCGGTCGATTTGGTGGCTTGTAGCGTTTGGTTTCTTAGGCCGCGGCTAACATCAGATCATCGTTTGCATTTACTTTATATGGTCAGTTTCTAAAAACCCGCAAAAGTCGCTAACGAAAACTATCGGTCAACACATTGTCAAAATGTACTCACCGATAGTTGCAGGACTTCCACCTGCTTTGTCTGTTCAAGGTCGACTGTACCCAGGGTGTTACTTGCAGGCTCTAACCGTCCTGCGCTGTGATAATACTAATCGACTTTACCCAATCCGTCAACTTTACCGTCGACAATAGCGTCGTAAATCTGTTCGACGGTTTTAGTTACAATGTGAGCGTTAGAATGGGTTACAGATTTCAGTAATGCTTCGATAGCTTTGTCTCGATGTGACTGAACAGGTTGAGCATAACAAGGTGGCAACTCAAACACTGTGCGAAACGTATCGGTCACCACTTTTACCACTATTTTGTCGGGGTGACCGGCATCACGTAAATGTCCGATTACTGTAATAGGTGTACCCTTCGGTTCACCGTAGTAGCACGCTGACAATTCAAACTTACCACCGATTGTCGGTAACTCGGATTGTCGTTCACGAACTGCTAGCAGTTCGAATTCTGATCGATCGCTAAGTATTCGATCTACGGACCATGTTTTTGTCAATCTCCGAGTGGTAGTGTATTTAGATTGCTCATTATAGATATCGCCACTCATGAAAAGGTAGTGTCCGCCACCGTAACCCATATAAACATGCGTCGCCCAGTCTGGTGCGCCGTCAAAGTGTTGTTCTGTACCCTTAGTTATTTTCCACATTTTATTAACCACCTTGCAATTTCGATAGGAATGAACACCAGCACGTACATAGTGATGCTGACCGCTAGTAGTCCGAGTAATAAACTTGAATAATTGTCACTACACACATAACAGATAGATGATACGCAATTATTTTAACCTCGCTTTAAAAAAGAGCCGCCTGTTATAGCGGCTAAAACATCCAGTGAGCCGTTACAGCTTAGCGCTGTTCTTCCGACTCGTCAACAATATTCCAGGGTTGTCCGTTGAGATGCGAGCAGTTAGATAAATACACTAATATCCCCTCACCTTGATCATCAACAATATTATATAAATTCGATTTCTCTCGACGAATTGCGTCGTAATGTTTACCTGCGGTCAGATAAGTTTGACTACTTACCGGTACAAAATCAGTATAAATTTTCATTAGATAGCATCCATCCAACGACACAGTGGTAATTTATAGGCGAGTAGTACACCTATCTCATTTTCAATTTTCAACACGGTACCTTTAAACATACGCGTGCTGGTGGCGTAACTCTTAGCCTGGTTCAGCGTACCGTTAAATTTAGTACCGTCACGATCCGAATTGAGGTCGGACACCTCTTTGATGATTAGAACCACCCTAACACCCC